ATCCGCTGATAATCTACCCTTCTCATTTTTAATAGTAATATTGCTACTCTTACCTGTAGACTTCTCCACAGCACTAATGTTGAGAATTCCATTGGCATCAATATCATATGTAATCTCAATCTGAGGGACGCCACGAGGCATTGGAGGAATACCTTCAAGACGGAACTGACCTAACTTGTTATTATCTTTTGTAAACTGACGCTCACCTTCAAATACACAGATATCAACAGCAGACTGGTTATCAGCATATGTGCTGAACGTCTGAGTCTTCTTTGTAGGAATCGTAGTATTACGTTTAATAAGAACAGTCATTACATTACCACTTGTCTCAATTCCAAGAGATAAAGGAGTAACATCTAAAAGAAGAATATCAGAAGTTATATCATTCTTTGAATTACCAGAAAGAATATGAGCCTGAACTGCTGCACCATACGCAACAGCTTCATCAGGATGAATGCTCTGGCATAATTCTTTACCGTTAAAGAGTTCTTTCAGTAATTGCTGAACACGAGGGATACGTGAAGAACCACCAACAAGCACAACATCATCAATTTCAGCCTTCGATGTCTTTGAATCACGTAAAACATTCTCCACAGGACCTAATGTAGAACGGAATAAATCATCACATAGCGATTCAAATTTAGCACGAGTCAGCATAATTTGCATATCAATTCCTTCAGCAATAGAATCAATCTCTAACATAGCCTGACTAGAAGTGGATAGAGTCTTCTTGACTCGCTCCGCAGCCAAACGAAGACGAGCCATGCTCTTTGGATACGCAGTTAAATCAATCTTATGCTTCTTCTTAAACTCTTCCATAGCCCAAGAGCAAATACGGTTATCGAAGTCCCCACCACCTAGTAAAGTATTACCACTTGTTGCTTTTACTTCAAAAATACCTTCATCCACAGAAAGAAGAGAAACATCAAATGTGCCACCGCCAAGATCAAAAATAATAACCTTACGCTCCTTATCTTTTTTATTATTAAGACCATACGCAATACATGCACTTGTAGGCTCTGCGAGTAGGCGGAGAACATTGAGACCTGCGATTCTACCAGCATCTTTTGTCGCCTGACGCTGATTATCGTTAAAATAAGCGGGAACAGTAATAACAGCATCCTTAACTTCAACACCAAGGTATGACTCCGCCATAGCCTTTAACTTTTGTAAGACCATTGCAGAAATCTCTTCAGGATACAGTTGTATAGTCTCACCTTTAAAGTCAACAACAATCTTAGGCCTATTATTACCATCATTGACAACCTTGAAAGGCCACATCTTCATCATCTTTTGGACTTCCACATCATCAAATGTTCTACCAATTAAACGTTTCGCATCAAATACAGTATTTTTAGGATTTGTAGAACTCATTGATTTCGCAGCTTCTCCAACAATACGTTCTTCCTCCGTAAAAGAAACAAAAGAAGGCACAGTGCGATTGCCTGATTCAGAAGCAATGATTTCCACCTTACCATCCTTCCATACTGCCACCATGGACATACATGTCGCCAAGTCAATACCAATAACGTATTTAGATGTCATTCTAAAAGTAGTAGTAACAAATCTTTATATATATATTTTTTTACTATACGGTCTAAAAATTATATTCTTTTTACCTGTTCTATTTTAGAGGGATGGAAGAAGCATCAACTGAAACAACTGAAACAAGCCAAACAAGCCAAAAAAGCCAAACAAGCCAAAAAAGCCAAACAAGAGATCCAACTGAAACAAGAGATCCAAGTAAAACAATAGAAGATGAAATACAACTTGGAGATACAATAATTATAATTGGTGGTAAATACGATAAAACACAAGGAAAAGTATATTTCAAAAACGATGAAATGATTCATATTATGCCTCTAGGGCTTTCAAATAGAATTATTGAATTACCAAGCACAGTAGAAGATATAGAAGAATTAAAGTTAGAAAAAGGGTTTCCTCATTCTTTTGTAGGGCTACAAGATTTTCGTGTGGGACAAATTGTGGAAGCATTAAAAGATGGAGAATTAGTGAATACATTTGTTGTAAATGGAGTAAATGAGAAAGAGGATTCTGTTGTATTGGTCGACAATAACCAAGAAGAATTTACTATTAATTTTAATTTCACAGGTATTCCTCTGGATTCACCATATGATGTTCTTCGTGGAACACAAGCACCAACAGAAGTTAGTGACCAAGATGTTGCGGAAGAGATTGAACAGTTAGAAGAGGAAGAAGGTCCACCAGAAGATGCTGATGAAGAGGAAGAAGAAGAATTTATTGAATTTACAAGAAAAATTATTGAGTTAGAGAGAGAAGTCTTAACAGAAATTCCTTCCTCAAAACGTAACTACCCCGATTCAGTTCAACGTGCTGATATGCTTCAAGAGTTTATTAAAAGTTTAGAATTAAAGTCGCAAAAGAATGAAAACAAATTACGTTCATTACGTCGTTTAGTAGAAGTATGTCTATTAATGCGTAATGAAATTATTCAATATGATAATAATGGAGAGCCAAATCATATAAAACACACAACATATAATAATGTTTTAGATATGGTAAAATCGAATAGCACTTCTATTTCAAGACCTGTTGTAGATTGTAAAAGAGTTCTTTATTTAGATCATATATATGTTAAAAATGACCTTGGGCATACAAATGGTGAGTTGGATGATCCTCTAACAATACCAAATGAAAATCTTAATATCCGTTATTTATCAGATGAAATTCGTAAAGAAACTGAAATAAATTTTGTTGGAAATCAAAATGTAGATACTATAAATCAATTACCTAATTGGTATATGAGTTTTAATAAATATAATAAAAATAATTTTATATCTTGGTCTGAAAAAGACAAAGAAGGAAAACAATCCTTTACAACAGATAAAGAGTTTTTTAGGGCTCCTATATCTGATATGGATGAGAAAAATGTAGATGGATTACCACGTAATCCTTTACTTGCTGTTGATGATAAAGAAGAGAATCCCCAACCTCTTACAACAGAATATATTGGTTCTGTATCCTATAGTATATTAAAAGGATTGAAAGGGCGACTAGGTAGACTAAAAGGCACAGATGAAAAACAAATGTTAGAGCAATCAGAAGAAGCGGTGATTCAAAGTTATCTTCTCTTTCCTAAATCGTGTGAAAGAGAATTAGGAACAATTCGTTCTGGAAAACTTGCTTATGATATTGGGTTTTCAATAAAAGATCCTAAGTTGATGAAGGATATTTTAAAAGATGGAATTCCTTTAGCACCAACAACTGGTTCTATCATAGCAGTTGGAGCAGAAGGAAATACAACAGGAAATATTTATATCAGTGATTTTATAGATTATACTCCATTAATATTATATGGATTAGGAGATGCTTTAATAGAGTTATCGTCTTATGGTTTATCACAAAAAGAATTTTCTTTTGAACAACAGAAAGTTTTAGTTAAAAAAATAGAATCTACAGTAGCTCACGTAAAAAGTCATATTAAATATAGTCGTGAAAAAGAATCTTCTCAAGAAAAGAAAGAAGTTGTCTTAAGAAATTTTGTAAATGAAGAACGTTTTAATAAATTAATGGATAGACTTTCTACCCAAGGAATTTTAATAAATCTTGTTACAAAAATTTTAGCATTTAGAACACCATTATATAAAAATAATGATACTGCTATATTTGCATTCTTATATAACGAAGTTCAAGATTTATTATTATCTACATTGGGTGATTCTATTTTATTAGCACTGTATAAAACAAAATATGTTGAACAAACACACATACAATCGTTTATAAATGGATTTAGATTAAAGATGAAAAATGATGATAAATTATTTGAACCAGTTCCAAATAATTGTAATCACGTGAAAAGTTTAAATGTTATTCGTAAAGTGAAAGATGATTCTGATCGTATGAAATTATTATCCAAATATTTAATTAAATTCCAAGCATATAAAAAGAATAATTTTATATATTGTATTTTATGTGACAAACATTGTTTATGTAATCACGAATATTTGTTACTACAAGAATATTTACATCCAAAAGAAAAAGATACTATTCATAAAGAAATACTTTTAACATTTAGTGGAGGTGTATTCCAAGGAAAATACATTTGTAATAATTGTGGTCAAGCAATATCTTCTTTAGATTTTGATAATTCTTTAGAATATGATGATGATGGAAAACCAATGAGTGGTAGAGCAGTTTTGGTGGATAAAGAAGCAATAGAAGAAGAAGAAATCAATCTTGCTTTGGGAGCTCCAGTGGAAAATGTAGAAGAGATACAGTTTGAAACAAAAGAAAAAACATTGTATTATCAAACAATAAAAGCAATATTTGATTCTGTAGGTATATTCCCATCAGGAAAATCTTATATTGAAATGGTGAATAGCATAGATGATGAAATGAAAAACCAACAAACAAGAGATCAATATATTAAAAAGAATAAAGGAATTAAGACTGCCTTACCATATGATACATATATTAATTATATTATTATTGGTGTTTGCGCAACTTTCTCTATTATTGAGATTCAAACACATATACCTAGTTATGTGCCTAGATATAATGTATCTGGGTGTGTTGCCGACTTTAGAGGATATCCATTAGGCGATCCAACCGACAAACGTATTATTGAATATATTTCTTGTTTAATAGCACGTATTGAAAATCACAATGACCCTTGGGAGAAGTCAGGAATATTTAATCAACCAGATATGAAAAAACGTCAAAAGAAGATTGAAGATTTAATTGAAAAAGTTATGAGAAATATTATAATTAATTCGAATGTAATGACTTTATTGATTAAGAAAAAAGCATATATGAAAGAAACATTTGGGCAAAAAGGATTTACACAAGAATTAAAAGAATCTACCATTCACGGATTTACTCCAAGACAAATGTCTTTAGAAGATGAAGTCATTGTTACAAAAGCAGCGCAACCAGTAGATAAAATACGAGGTATTCTTCTTGAAGCAAATAAGTCTGCGAAAGAATCTATGAAAAAAGATATTATAAGTCCTACTTGCTGTGCTCATAGATTAAATGAACCTCTTGGTTTCTGGAAAGAAAAAGAAATTCAAACAATTAATTCAAAATCTGTTCCGAAAGGACCAATACATAGCCATAGTTCATTTCACTATAAAATTCAAAAAGAAGCAAAGATTATTTATGAAATTACAAAGGAAGAATATAATCAATTATTTTTACAAGTTTGTTATAAAGGAGATTTTATTGGAAGAACACATGAGTTTGGATATAATAACAAATGTTTCCATTGCGAATTAGATATTTCATCAATAAAAGATATTGATTTTAAAGAACAAATTACGTCTAAGAAGTTACAAGAAGAACAACACATTAATTATAATGGTATTGTAGAATCTTTACTAAGAGAACAAGGTATTGAAGTAACAGATGTAACATTTAAACAATTATTGAATGCCGTTCATGAAGTAAATTCAGTTGTATCAAAACCAATTTATTTAATACGATTACACAAAGTAACAAAAGAAACATATAATGTATTATTTACATTAAATCCCTCTCCATTTGAAGATTGGAGAGAACTGATTAATAATTTATTCACTTCTTTAGAAAAGTTAGATGATGTAAATAAACAGCAAAATGCTCTAGAACCTTATAATGAAATATCATCACGATATCGTCAATATATGGATGCTATTAAAGGATATATTCAAGAAAAGAATCATAATTTTTTGGAAAGAATGCTAGAACAACCTATTGCACAAGTGATAGATTCTATACGTTCTTCTTTACTGATTAATCTTCAAAGAGTTCTTAAAGGATTTAATACAGATACTTTAGTAATTCAAAAATCATATGGATTTAAAAGTAATGAAAATAAAGATGAAGATTTAAGAGGAATAGACTTTCGAATTGTTGATGATATTAAAAATATGTTAAAATCACATACTGATTATATAAAAAATATGTCAGAAAGAGTTACCGGTGTAGGAAAGTCAAAAATAGAATATGGTGTAGAAAGATTATCAACAATATTAAATGCTTTTCAAAAATCTATACGTGGTCCTATGTTACCAGGGGGTTCTAGAGGAGTTGATTACATATTAAAAGTCGCTATTGCTGGAACCCTATATGAAATGATGAATCAAAATATGAGCGCCCCAGATGGATATTCAGAAGAAGATACGGTTCTTGATACAAGTGATTTACCAAAAAAGATTATTTCAGAATTGATCATACGCTATGAATCTGAAACATTCCGACTCACGGAAGAAGAAATTAAACTTGCGATTGCTGTCCGAAATGAAAAAGAGAAGATGTTATTCATTAATAAATTAGATAAATTATCTCCTGAAGAAAAACGATTAGAATTGATGCAGAAGAAACTTGGTTTGGGAGATTGGTCAAGAGGTGGAACAAAAAGTATTTATGCTTATAATTCTGAACAATATGAATTTGAAAGAAATCAAAGAACAGAAATGGGTTTACGCAGTCAATCACAAGCAGATAGATATAATTTATTAAGCCAAGAACAAGCTATGGATAGTGGGTATGATAATCAACAAATAAATCCCGATGATTATTAGTAATGAAAGTTTTACTTTTAAGTTGTTTATTTTATTTAATAGGCATTACAGTTGTTTTATATATTAAACCAAATATAATGTTTCAAGAAAATGGTAATTGGAAGGAGTTCGGTGTAAATCAAGATTCTAAACACACTTGGTTTCCTTTTTGGCTTTTCTGTATTAGTTGGGCATTTGTATCCTATGGATTAAGTTCATTTACATATTATATTATTGGTTCTGAAGATAATAATGAAAGTGAATCGAATAATAATGTTGTTGAATTAAATAATAAATCTTCTAAAAAAAGTAATTCTAAAAACTCTAAAAATGATATGAAATCCGGTTATTATGTTTTAGACAAAGAAGCATATGAAAATAACGGTATTCCCAAATATATATTTTTAGGTTCAGAAGCACCAAATCAAAATGATTGATATCTTTAGATGAGTGGCATACAAGATCCCGATTTTCCATACAATGAAGAAACACAAATTAAGATACAAGCATTTTTTAAGAATAAAGTAAGGAAACCAAATAAAAGATCGAAAACAAGACAATATTATGTTATTTCGGAAAAAGGAGATTTAGATACATTAGATGAATCAAAAAGTGTTATTTCCACAATTCCTTTACAATACTATAGACCTTATTCAAAAGAAGAAATAGATGGTTTAGAAAAGGAACGTCTTGAAGCAATTATAATAGTGGAAGAAGAAATTGAATCAAATAAGAAATTATTCCGTGAAACAAATGATATGGAAACAAAATTTAATATTAATACTGAAATACAAGTGCTTGAAATGAAAAGAAGTTCTTTAATTTCACCTTATAAATCTATTAAAGATGTTCAGCATATAGATATAAAAAAGATTCTATTGGAAGAAGAAAAAGAAAAACGTAAAATGGGTGATATAGTGTTTCAAGTAGTAACTCGTAATTTTCCTTTATGGAAACTTTATGGAAAATATACAGCTAGCAAAGAAGTGATTGATGTTGTTCAGCAGAAAGGTGTTCGTTTAGAAGCTGGTGAGGTCTTTTTAACAAATGGAAGAGTCGCTCGTCTATTCAATAAAGAAGATGATGAGTATAACGGATTTTTATCTATATATTTGGTCAAAGAGTTTGTCTATAATGATATAAATTTCTCATCACCATATCAAGCGTTTGAATATACAAGACTTAAATTACTAAAACAAGATGCTTTAGCAGATAAATTATTAACAACACGAAGTGTAAGGTCTATTCGTCACTGGGTGAAAGAAATGAGAACAATGGTTCCAGAAACAAAACAATTATGGGAGGAAATACTAAAAGAATTTTACACACAAAATTCTGATATAATGAAGAAACTGTTAGAAACAAAAGATGATATCCTTGCTTTTGTTTCGAAGGCGAAGTATTTAGGAGGAATTGGTATTGATATAGAAGACGAAGATAGATTTGATACAGCTAAATGGAGATACAAAGATAATATTGTCGGAGATGTATTAATGAATTTAAGAAAAGAAATGTCACAGTTACCTGAAGAAGAACAATCAAATCAAGTTTCTGAGTATGAAGAATCCGTTGTATCAGAAGAAGAAGTTCAGGATAGAAAGAAAGCCGCAATTATTAATACAATGAAAAAGAAAGTTTCATTTAATCCTGCTAAGCCTGCTAACTCTGTATAGGGTATTGTTTAAGATTCTTTTCATTTTCATTACATTTTACTTCTTTTGTAACATATTGATAACACGCATTATTTTTATCTTTATATATTTTATTATCAAATGGTTTGGGATAATCATAAATAATAACTTTTTCTTCTTTATACATATATACCAATACAATTCCAACAAGAATTCCTAAAACAAAAGGAATATAATAAAATTTTATTTCTGACATTTCTTCTAATAGGTGAAGAGAATGTTTGAATTCCTAAAGTCAAAAACATATCAGAATGTTTTTAGTTTTTTGTTAGGTCTTTTTATTGTGTTAATTGTAAGACCAAGTTGTAAAGATGATTCTTGTATACAACATATGAATCCGAATGTAAAAGAAATGTCATCATCAACATATCAATTAGGTTCTAAATGCTATCAATTTCAACATACGACAGTAGATTGTGAGGTAAATAAAATATAATAAAAACACATATAATTTTATATTATGAGTGGAACTTTATTAAGTGATTTGGACACTTCATCATCCGATGGTGATCTCGTTCAGAAAATCTTAAATGATATGAATGAAGCACCTCCAGCGCCCCAAGTAACATCACGACAGGCTACTCCGGCTGGGAGCAACCAAATTCATCCTTCTGTAATTAATTCTCCAAATCCAAATTCTATAATGAGTCATTCTATGGATAATGGTCCTGCTACGGCACATATGATTGGCAATGAACACCCTACCAATGCCGATTTTGCTTCTATGATGAATTCTAAACAATACAATCAACAACAGCAACAACAACAGTGGCAACAATACAATCAACCTTCTGCTCATTCAAATCAAATATACGTCCCGAAGAAACAATGGTATTCTTCTTTTTTAAGTGAGATGAAAACACCTATTCTAGTATCTTTATTATTCTTTGTATTCAGTTTACCTTTCTTAAATATATTATTTGCTCACTACATTCCTTACTTAGTCAAAGGAACTGGAGAACTTACAATGCTAGGATTGGTTGTAAAATCTCTTTTAGCAGGGATTGTTTTTTGGATTCTTCATAGAATTGTCGCACCTCTTTTGACTAGTTCATAATAGAAATGAAGCCCTCTCAGATAATTAATCTTCTTATGGTTTTATTGGGTGGTTATGATTTGGTAAGTCTACCGTTCAATACTTTTGTGATTACAATAGTGATTACGGGTGTAACATATGCTTTTACAAAAGAACCAACATTAGCATTAATTGTTTTATTTGCTCCTCAGCTCATTCGTCTAATGAATGCTATAATTCTTGGAAATAAAGAAACATTTGTTCCTACAAATCCTGAACAAGTTGTTGAAACAGTTAAAAATATGAAAAAAAATAACTCAGAATCTTTTACAAATGCTCAAGAAATCAGTGAACGAGTAATAGGCTTACAAAAAACAACAAAGATTCCAAAGAATGAAGAAGTTTCCGGTGTTGAAGATGATGGTATTCAAGGAACAATGAGTGCTGTTAAATTCTTAGAACAATTTGAAAATTTAACGGAATTAAATCAAAATCAACGTATTTATACTGTAAATGAAACTACTATTCCAGCGATGCCAACAATTGAGAATAAATCAAGACCTACTGCTGCGGTAGAAGGATTTGATGAATCATCTTTAAACACTGCTTTAATTCGTTCAACAAATTCGAATAAACCAGTATCTTCTAATATTGAAAGTATTGAAATAAAATAAACAATAATAGAGATGCCACGCATAAGAAATACTTGTCCTCCCGGTATAATTTGTATTACACCAAGCGTAATTGCTATAATATGTGTTATAATAACATTATTTGTATTATTTTATGTATTTGTTATTCAAAAACAACATACTGAAATACCATTCAGTATGCAAACAAAGTATTTAGAGAGAGCAATGGAAAAACAACAAATACAACAACAGCCATCTGTTCAAGTAAAAGTTGTTGAAAATAGTGGTGGTGATAGTCGTTATTCTCGTGCTCCTAAACCCTTACGTGATTGGTTAAGTCCTTCCGTTGATTTAGACGGTTCTATATATGCGGTTCCTCGTATTGCTACACAAGGACTTCCTGAAGCATATCAATCAATGGGCATTGTAAAAACAGATTCTGGAGAACTTTTACCATTGTATGGTCGTAGGATTGCTTCTCGATCTGATAGATTTAATTACTATACACGAACTGATACAAATAACCCTCTTCCATTACCAATAACATATAAAAGACGTGATTGTCAAGATGATGTTGGTTGTGATGAATTATTTGATGGAGATCAAGTAACAATAATTCCGACAAAACAAAATGGTAGTGTAACCGTTTATCGGTTTAATGGTCCAACCTATATCCCAGGCTTGATATAGAGAGGAATGAGTTCTACACAAAGACAATGTGATCCTAAAGGCAATGTTTCATTCCCTTTACGATTTGAATCAAGTAATATATCTTCTATACCTAAACAAACACCAAATTTATCAATGTCCTTTGTTAATTCTCAAAAAACAACAAATCCTAAATTTGAAGATAATTCTCGCACTTCAGGAGGTTTTTTAGATGAAAGTCCCAGTTCATTAAGTATAACTTATTTAAATAATAGTTATAATTTAGTATCTACGCAAATTTGTTTATCTACACATTCTATTTTATTAGCGAATGATAAAGAAAAAAATATAATAGATATTATATTTACTCTTGAAGCACAAGAAAATTTATCTTCATCTTCTTCATCTTCTTCATCTTTTTCATCTTCTCCACCAAGGTTCATAATTATAGTAATTCCTCTTTTAAAATATGATAATAATTTGGTAACAGCAGATAATCCTTATTTATCAAATATTTTAAACGAAAATGTTCCTGGAAATTATTCTATTGAAAATCTATTTACTGGCTTGACTAAATTTTTATGGTATGAAACTTGTTTAGAACCTCATGGCGACAAAGCACTTGCTTATATAAGTTTAGAGGGAATAAAATTATCACAAAATTTATATTTAAATTTATTGGGTGTATGGAAAAAACAAAGCCCTTATGATATTCAAAATAATTTACAAACTGCTGTTACGAACATAAAAGGTAATATTACAGACTTTTGTAGAACAACGAGTAATGAAAATAATGTAAATGATTTAAATAATTCCATTAATACATTACAAGCATCTGTATATGTCCCGAATAGAAATACTTCTGTAGAATCTTGGTCCCGATATATGGCTCCATATGATATTGTGTTAAGTGTTCAAAGTAATCTTGTTGTTACAAGTAGTATGAGCCAAAGAGTTGAGGGGTTTCAAGCAAGTAATTCTTCTCCAACTGTTACAGGAGTATTTCTTACAGATTCTGGTGGACCAGAGCAAAAAAAAATTAATTTAAATACAATTTCATCAGCTAATGGTGGTCAGCTAACAGAAACAGAAATTTTAAATGATTTAACAAGAATTTCTCGAGAGTCAGTTGATGGTCAAGCAATAGATTTAGGACAATTCAAATGTGTTTCTCTTGATATGGATGGTGCTGTTGATACAGATGGTAAAATAAATTTTGATAGTATGGGGAAACCATTAACGGATTTGTATACAAAACGCAATACTTTACGAACAGATGCTAAAGTAAATAAAGTATCAACAAGTAATCTTGAAAAATATTTCGGATATGCTTTTGCTGCTCTTCTAGGTATAGTATTATTAGGATTATCTATAAAGTATCTTATTAATTACTGGAAAAATAAATCTTCTATTGCTTCGTCAATTATACCAGATAATACTGGTAAAATTGGATTTTATCTTGTAATGGGATTCCTTATGGCATTTTTTGGCTTCTTAATTGGTGCTGCTATTACTTCTATTTAATCTAACTTTTCTTTTAATGATAGATTTTAATCTAGCTTTTCATTTAAAGATTGATTTTTAATCTAGCTTTTCATTTAAAGATTGATTTTTAATCTAGCTTTTCAGCTAAATTACTATTTGTGTAAACGTTTTCAGCATCCTTTGATAAAGAAGTTGTATTGAGAGGAACCTTTGTATTAATTGTTGCGTCAACCGCTTTAAAAGCATTTGATCCATCATCTTCTTTTGGCATAAAAGTCACTGGTTCTTGTTGTTCAGGTTCAGCCACTTCTGGATGAACTTCACCAGGCACAACTGGTGCTGCAGGAACAAGTTGTTTCTGATAAGAACCCTTCTTTTCAATACCACCATCTCTCTTTATAAGTTTTGCTTTACGAGCATGACTTTCAGCAAATAAACTTGCAATACCTATAAAACCAGATAAAGTGCATAAATAACCATAACTTGCCGTATAGAGAGCAGCAACCATCAAAAGAATTGCTCCAACATAAGTATCAACAAATCCTTTATACACAATATTTGGCAAGAATGGTGCAGCAACAAATACAACTAAATTCGCAACAATTAAACCATTTTCAACGTTCATTCTATATTATATTTATATATTATAATTATTGTAAAAAACGCTTAAAATTGTTTTTATATTTTAATAATTTAGTATCAATAAAATTAGTATTAATAAAATGGATAAAAATAAATTAATAACACACAAAGGATATGCTATCCGTAAATCATTTCTCAATGAAAAACAAATAAAACTTATTGAAAAACATTGTATTGTAGAACCAAAAACAGATGATCGTTTTGGAGGAAAAAAAGAAGATAATAAATTCAAAATTTATAAAGAATCAACAGAAAGATATTATTTACCTCGTGAATGGGCTTTACAACATTTTGGAGAAGCAGATGAAAATCTTCTTTCGGAAGGATTTGATTTATCAGAAGATGCGGCAAAATTTGTAGGAACACCATATGAATACCAAACAAACATTATAAATATGTATTTAACTGCTCCAAGAAATGGATTAATTTGTGTTCCTTGTGGAAAAGGAAAAACATTTATGGCGTTGAATATTGCTTCTCAAATTAAAAAGCGTTTCTTGATTGTTGTCGATAAAGAATTCTTAATGAATCAATGGAAGAATGAAATAAAAAGTGTTATGCCAAATTTAACAATTGGAATTCTTCAAGGAGATACTTGTCAAGTTGGGAAAGAAGTGATGGAAGCAGAGGAACCAAAGATTCATGAATTGAAAAAACTTTTAAAAGAAAATAATCTTCGTGTTGGAGGAACAAAAACAGAATTAATTGAGCGCTTGAAAGAAGCAAAAGTAGATTATAAAAAACCATATACAATTGTTACATATGAATGCACTATTTGTATGATTCAAACACTTTGTTTGCGTGACTTTGGTCCTCACTTCTTCAAAGAATATGGTTTTACAATCTTTGATGAATGTCATCATTTGGGAGCGCAATACTTTTCACGAACTCTTCAAAAGATTCAAACAAAGAAATTGCTTGGGTTGTCAGCAACACCAAAAAGAGAAGATGGGTTAACAAAAGTATTTGAAATGTTTTTGGGGAAAGCAATTTACTGGGAAAAAGTGAGAGAACCTGATCCAACCGTTCAAGTAAAAGGAATTCATATTACTTGTAATAATCCAGAGTATATGAAAGTTCCTTATGATTATAAAAGAAATGTTGTAATTGCTAAACTAATTACAAATATTGTTGAATGTAAAGAACGTAGTGAAGAAATTGTCAAGTGGGTTCACGATATTTGTAAAGATTCAAATCGTAAGTTATTGATTTTAAGTGCTCGCATTGAACACTTAAAAACAATTGATGTTGCTATTCATTCTGAGATAACAAGAAGTTATTATATTGGGGGAATGAAAGAAGAAATTCGTGAAGAAGGTGCTTTAAAATCACAAGTGATTTTAGCAAGTTATTCAATGGCATCAGAAGCAATGAATATTAAAGCATTGAATGCGGTAATTTTAGCAAGTCCTCGTTCAAGCATTGAACAATCTACTGGAAGAATTCTACGTGTTCGTGTGAATGAAAGAGTTGTGGAACCATTAATCGTTGATATTATTGATCCACATGATACTACAATGAGTCAATGGAAAAGAAGACTTGCGTATTATAAAAAATGTAAATATGATATTAAAGAATATAAACAAGGAGGTCAGGAAATTAATAGTATTGTTACTGTTCCAGATGAGAATGGATGTCTAATTATGGATGACGATTAATGACTTATAATTAAATTTTTAGGAAATTTTCTGGTAAATCTTTTACTTCTACCACCAACATATGGCGCTAAAGAAGGAGTTGGAGGTGAGGAAGAAGGCTCTAATGAAGAAGATAATTTCATTTGAAGGGATGTTAATATATCATTTTCTTGTTTTATTAAATCATCAATTCTTTCTTCATGTCCTTCTAAATCATCAGGATCAAGTATGGGTTCAATTGTTGTTTGTATTGTATTTGCTTCAGTAAGAATCATATTTAATTCTTGTTCTATTGTTTCATCTGGAGTTGTTCTATTTAATCTATTTAATATTTCTTCTATTTGTTTTTTGGAGAAAAGTATCTTTTTAATTTTATCATCTATTATATTTTTTTTTGAAATAAGATTATTTGAATATAATTCTGAAAATAGATTTTCTATTTTATTTATATTTGTTGAAATTGTTTTCTTTTCATTTTGTATAGAAGTGAAATTTAATTTAAATGTATCAAGTTGTTTTTTGATATCCTCTTTTGTTTGAATTATATTAGGAGTCTTTCTAGCATTTTCTATTAAATTTTGAATATTTGTAATAGATAAATCTATTTGTTTTTTATAATCGTTAAATGTTTCTGATTGTTGATTATTCAATATAGATGTTTTCTGAGAATTTATAACATTATCTTTTCTTCCAATTAAAGTATCTAATTCTGCTGATTTTGCCATTATTTCAGAACGAATATCATCTTTTAATTTTTTATCTGTATTTAAAAGAGTAGCATCATATTTACTTTTTTCTTTTTGAATAGAAATTTCTAAAGCATCTTCAATTGATTCAATACTTTTATTTGTTTGAATTAATATTTCTATTTTACTTTCTTCTCCTTTTATCTGATCAGGATTCACAGTATCGGTTGAATTTGGATCCACTAATAAAACTCTGGCATTTTTAGATGCTTCAAACATTTTATGAATCTCATTCAAATCCGATTTTAAAGTTGTTGAATTAATATTTTCATCTAAATGTGTTATTTCATCATTTAAATTATTATATTTTGTTTGTATATTTGTTTCATATTGTAAAAGTTCTGCTAAATTTGTAGAATATACTAGTTTTAAAGATGCTAATGTCTTTTGTAAAGTATCATTATCAGACTTTTGTTTTTCTAATGAATTCATTTTTGATTGAGTTTCCATTGCTTTCTTAAATATTTCATTACCTTCATTAAATTGCTTCTCTAAATCAATTGAATTTTGTTCCTTTGGTAAACCTTGAACAATAGTATTTAATTGTAAATATAATTCAGCAAAATTATTTAGTTCAGGGTTTGTATTTCCATATTTATCAATGAATGTTTGTATTGTTTGTAATTTAGGATTTAATATATCAAGATATTTTGTTAAAGTGTTTTGATCTATTGATGCGTCACCACCACTTTGACTCTTATTGTTTATTTTATATGATGGGTCAAGTGTAAGAATTCCATCATATGGTTTCAGAACATTTACAATATTTGTATCCCATAAATATTTACCACCACTTTCTTCTAAAGTATAAGGAACTGGTACAGGATAAGAAAATATATCTAGATTTGGTTCACTTTTATTATCACAGAATACATACATATTATTTATTTTACAAACATTCTCAGATCTATATTGATTTTTCTGTAATGAGAATATTGGTTTATTGTAGACTACAGGGTTCGGTAAAACTGTTATCTTTAAAGGATTTGATAAAAATACATCATCAAAATTATAATACGTTGGTTTTTTTGTTTTAATATCAATATTTGGAACTTTTATCAAAAGATTTTCACTATCTAGAATAGGTGTAGTATCATTATTTACAAATATATAGATACCATTTAAAATAGCAGCATATCTAGATTCTGTATTGAAGCTAGAATGGATTGGTAAATGTATAAATCCATAATGTAGTAAAGGAGAAGTAGTGCTAAATACAAATACATAATATTGTTTTGGATATACCACTACTCGTTTCTCAGTATCATCTTTTGAAATATTAAAAATAATAGGGATAGAATCTGAACTATTATGAACTAATATAATATCACCTTCGTTTTGTAAAGCAAATGGTAAAATAAATGGTTTATATATTTTTGATAGATTAAATTCTACATATGAATTTAAATATGTTTTATTGATAAGAGTTGGTCTTATCGTTGATATATCATTTATATTAAATAATTTTTTACCAGTAATAATTGTTGTATCTAACATTGTATTGATAGAAGTATCGAATGTTTTTAGAACTTTATATTTAATTTTATCAACACCATTATAAGAATCTTTAGTAAAAACATCTTTGTTTTTGGTAAATCCTAAATAATCTGGGAAAAAAGGAATACAGTGTTTATCATCATCATATATTATATTTCCATCTTTATTAACTTCAATATATTGAATTCCTAAAACAATTTGGTCTTCTTCTATACATACTGCGACATATAATTCTTGTTCTTCTACTTGACGGATTGTATCGTTTGTAAGAATATTTCCAGAACCATCTTTCATATATTCTATAGCTTGAGGAGCACCATCATAATCAATATAATATTCTTTAAAATTATTACTAGGAGAATCCATCTTTTTTAGCTCAGGTATAGAATCATTCCAACAACAATCTTTTGACGAAATAAATGTATAAGAACCATATTTATCTTCTTTTAAATTACCATTCTCATCGCATAAAACATATTTCGCATTAAATACTTTTTGGTCACTATCATTTAATTGTTTTATATGAGCAACTGGTTTCTTTTTAAATATAATAGGCTCTACACTTGTATTATTATCTTTGAACCATACAATAAAATCGGAAGAACTATTTACTAATTCTTTTTGAACATCCACCTTTTCTATAACATTTTTACTTGCATCATAATAAACACATTGGTCTGATTCTAAAACAGTTCCATAAGGACAACCTGGAATATAAACGGAATCTGGTTTCGGAGAAAAATTAGGAGGAGGAATTCTTTTTATATTAGCGATTGAATCTTGTAGTCTTACTCTTTCATTTTCTATTTGTATAGATTCTGCTTTTCTTTGTTTCTCAGTAGTATCATAATCTTCTTTAATAGATTCTATTAATTTTTCTATTTTATCATTTGTTTTATTTAATTCTGTTTCCAAATAGCTCTGTGTTTTTTGAGAATTATTTATTATATGAATATATACATCCAATAAATGAATATAGATTTCATTATTTTTAAAAGAATGAAACATTTTTTCAAGAAACATTTTTTGTTCTTTTAATTTTTCAATCAATATATCTCTTTCATGGAGAACCATAAAAAACCTCTGAGTATACTGATTACCATACGAAGATGAAGCATTTGATATTTTTTTTGTTAATTCATCAACTTTTGTATCAATAGAAGATACCAATGAAGTTATAGAATCAACAATATTTTTAATATTTACAAGATATGTCTCTGTCTTTTGTGATTTTTGTGATACATATATATCATCACCTTCTTTTAAAATAGAATCATATAAATCATTTTTATCTTCTAAATATTTATTATACTCTGTGTATATTATTTCTTTTTCATATTCATCATTTATAGGAGGAATAGAAGGACTAGGGCTTATTTGACCCGCTTTTTGTAAATATGTTTTTTTAGAAGGTTTTTTATTATTGCGTAATGTTTTTTTCTTTTCCTTCTTCATTTACTAAATGATTGTAACATATTTTAACCGGAATTATACTTTCTTTCGATTTATGTTCTTTTTATTTTATGTTTTCTTGTTTTATAAAATCCTCTATTTGAAGAACCACCTACAATACCAGTATCAACTGTTTTTAGTTCATCTGTTATTTTTATAGATTTCTTTGATACATCACCATGTTTATATAACATTACATACAATGTATGAGTATTTCCTGTATTACTAATTTTCCATATATTTTCATATTTATAATTTAATTTTACATTATTATTTGAATTATCTTTAAAATTAATAGTCTCAATATTATTTACAGGATCAAAATTATAATATATGCCATTCGTATGTTTTATAAATAATTTAGTAGTATCTACTTTGGTTCCAACAGCTGTGCCTAACACCTCTTTAAAATATACTTCTCCTATAAAGTCAGTAGTAGCAATACCTTTATTTGTATTATTATTTGTTAAATATATCCTATCATTTCTAATTTTTGTAGTTCTATCAGTATTCTCACGTGCTTCTTCAGCATTTTTGAAAGGTTGATCTTTCTTAATTGCATATGCAAGAGAAGTTCGATCAGTATCAGGACCATTTTGGGTTTGAATTATTTCACCACGATTCGTAGGATTACCGGCATCATCGTATATACGTCTACTATTTTTTCCATATTGTGGACAATTTTGAATTCCACTGTTACCAATTGCTAAATTACAATGTATAATTGCCTGTGACATAATAGGATTATCTATCGCTTTTATAAATAGATTTAAACCATAATAACGACTTGGCATAACAAAAGGTGTTAAAGGTGTAGGATAAATAAGTGAACCTATATGATTATTCCAAGCACCATTAATATTTAGTGTAAATGTAGCAGATGTTGGAACGACTGTAGGACTACCATTTATTTTTATATTTATTTTATTATTTTCATCAATATTTGTAGCAGAATATGGTTTATTAGGATCTTTAACTTGTAAAACAGAAAAATTATTAGCTCTATCTTTAACAATATAAGTAGGATTACCAGCAATATCAATAATAAAAAAGAATTTCTTATTACCAGCAGTAAAATAAGAATTATCAATCGTTGTTGGAGGTGGGGGGCTTAATAAACTATTTACAGTTGTAGGTGTTGTAGCATCGTAATATACTAAATTATCGTAAAATATAGGTATACCTGTGGTTCTAAATAGAGGATTGAAATTGTTTTCTGTAAATTTTTTATCTAGATTATTGATTCCTAAAACAGAAAAAGTTGCTAATAAATTTGTTCTGAAAACTCTAAAGTCTTTAAAGATAAATAAACGATTATTGCCATTATATGTATATAAAGAAGCATCAGTATCTGTTAAACTTGTTATAGATGTTCCACCAGTTACAGGTATAGTTACAATTGCTTGTGTGGTATCTTCAACATAAGGCATATATGTCTCAGGAGCTATTGGTGTCTTCCTATTTCTAAATTTTAAAAATGAATTATTATTATTAATAACATTATTTGAAACATCTGCAATGTAATATGGAACTTTATTGTCATTTATAATAAATAAATAACCTTTATCATTTGTATCTTGATATGTTAAAGTTGCTTGATTGGTAAGATAATAATCTTTCGTTGAAAATGATATATTATCTAAATATATTGGGTAAGAACTCGCAGCAAAAGATAAAAGAACAATTGATTTGCTTCTCATATCTACAGATAGATTTGTTCTATAAAATCTTTTAGGTCTATGAGGTGTTACTATAGGAGAAGGATTTGATGGTAGACTTATTCCTTTACTGTTTGTAGCAATAAGAGTAAATGTATATGGTTTATCATATGTTAAACCAGATACTTTTATTGGTGAAGTAGTTGATGTTCCTGTTTTAACAGGAAGAGTTACATCAGTTGAACTTGATGTAGCAGTATATACAGTTATAGGAGAACCACCGTCATTTGGTGGAGTAAAATTAATAGTTACTGTGCCGCCATCTTCTGTTGTTGTTCCTATTATTGGAGCTGAAGGAACTGTCATAGGTGTTACTGCTGTAGAAACATTTGATGGCAAACTTGTTCCTTCACTATTATGTGCTGTAACAGTAAATGTATATGATGTTCCATTTGTTAAACCTGTTACTGTTATTGGTGAAGCAGTTGATGTTCCTGTTTTATTACCTTGACTAGATGTAGCAGTATATAGATCTATAGCAGATCCACCATTTGCTCCATCAGTAAATGATATACTTACTGTGCCATTTCCTGTCGTTGGTAATCCAGTAATTGTTGGTGCTAAAGGAACAGTTGCAGGTGTTACAGGTTGAGAAGGCGGAGAAGTAGCATCACCACCTCTATTATTTGCGGTAACAGTAAATGTATATGATGTTCCATTTGTTAAACCTGTTACTGTTATTGATGAACCATTTGTTGATGTTCCTGTTTTATTACCTTGACTAGATGTAGCACTATAAGAAGTAGATGGATCATCCGATGCTGAATGAGTGAATGATATAGTTGCTTGACTATTGCCTTTTGTTACACCTGTAATTGTTGGTGCTCCAGGTGGAGGCATTGGAGGCACATAACCTCGTATAGGGTAATTTGTTGGAAGTGGAACAGTATTTTGTCCCAAACTAGGATATTCACTTGGTATTGTATTCGAAGCAAGGGTTTTACTTAAATATTCTTCTGTTAACGGACCATTATAATTTGGAGGCAATGCCATTACTCTAATTATAATTAATTATTATCTATTTACGACTTTTACGATTTTTTCTTTTACCACCACCTGTCTTCAAACAGGCTTGATTCATTGTTCTTGCTTCATATGGTATTTGTAAGAGAGAAGGAGAACCTGCGCTGCTTACCCATTCACTTGGTCTATTATCATATCCAGCCGTAGGTGCGGTATATAAAAGAGAACCTTCACCTAATCCAGCACCACCGTTTTGTAAAGGTGTAGGATTTGCTTGAGCACCAGGTGGAGATGTATTTACTAAACCACCTTCACAGCCAATACGAGATACTTCTGCCATACCAGCAGATGGACCCGCAGACCCAATTCCATTTACAGGACCTGATGCTAAATCAAACGTGTAACGACCACCTTGCATTAGTTTATTTTCTTCTAACATAGCTGCCAACTCTTCTGAACCACCACCAGCAAAACCGGGGAGACCACCTGTTCCTTGAACAGGACCTGCTAAACCAGGGCGTGTAGCCTCTAAGCAATCGGGGGTTAATGGTGTTCCACCAATGACTTGCGAAGAATAAGGAGCCTCTGGTGCTACAGCCGCACCGAAACTATACCCTCCACCTCTGTGACGTCTACTTCTTCTTGATTTATTAATCTTTCTTGATTTATTAGACTTTCTTCTTGTAGATCTTCTTTTCATCCTACTAATATAAAAGATTTTGAAGAATACTATATATGGAATATATAACCGAATTATTTGATTTATTTGGTGAATCTATATTTTGTTCAATATGTCAAGATGAATGTAAAGAAGGAGAACGCATTCGTTCATTTTACGAGTGTGAGCATTCTTTTCATTCCAAATGTATAGAACAATGGTTTTCTGAAAAACATACGTGTCCAACTTGTCGTAAAGAATTTAAAATCCCTAAAGAAACAACATTGACATATGAAAATGTAAATGATTTAGAACGTTTATATTTAACATGGGCATGTATCCATGGAATTTTAAAGAAGTTAAATAATGCAACAAAGTTTAATGAAAAAAAAAATGAATTACGTAATAATTTGACACAATTTCGTTATGAAAGTTATAAATTACTCCCAATTGATTTAGATTCAAGATATTCATTATGTTCTATGAAACAATATATAGCAACTAAAATTGCTCGTATTGCTTCTATTGATAAAAATACTATATATAGACAACCTAATATATACATATGGATGGATAGAATTGAATCATCTCCTATACTAAATCAATATGTTAGATTTTAATGATTTTAATGATTTTTAATACCAGTAATCTCATAACGTTTGAAATCTTCATTATAAGATGTTGTTACCCAAATAGTATCTTTCATTTCTTTTAACTTTTTACTTAATTCTAACTGTTGAATAGCAGCATTACCTAGAGATTTATTATTATTATCAAATAATTCATAAACATCGGGTAAAAGAGGAACTTTTACTGCTCTTGCAAAAGTATCACTGAGTAGAGGATCATTCTTAACAAGAGTATCATTCTTTACTACAGGTTGGGGGTTAACTACTCTCCCATAGTAACCATCCGAAGTAGATAAAGCACCTTTTGTTTCATTGACCAGCATATAAAATCGTCTTCTTCCAGCCATTTCAGGAACAAAATCAACTCTATGACTTTCTTTGTTTTCAATAAGACTTTTAAAAGATGCCAAAGGTTTTGGTTGAGAAACTTCTGTAACTATTCCTCCTAACAAACGAGAATCTGGAATCCAATGTTTTTCAACAAATTCTTTCATAACAAATCTTCTTTTAGAAAAAGTATTTGATTGAAAAATATTTTGATTTCTCCAAACATAAATATCTTCTAAAATCATCAAATGACTATTTATATCTAAGGCTGCTACAAAAACAGAACCTTCATTCACTACATTACTCGTTCTCATACGCATAATATAGACGATTGGTTGTCCTTTTGTTTGCTCACGTTCTCTTTTACTTAAATGGAATCTTACAAATGTAGGATATTGTTTCGGTAAAAAAACTAAAAAGCCAGGTTCTGCTTTACCAATATAATTCGTTAAATAAAACGAACCATGTTTTAATGGTTTTTCTGCTTTATCAGGAGTTAGTCGTTGTGCAATGACTAAATCTTGACAATGATTATTTAAATATTCTATTGTTATTTGCTGAATAGCAGGACTTGCTTTTTTAAGATTTACTGCGTGTGTATTACGATAAGAACTTTGTAGAAGACCTTGTGTAACTTGTTCTTGTTCTTTATCATTTATGCTTGACATTTGTATATATAATTAAAGTGATTTATGTTTATATGGTTTTTATATTTATACAGCAGCATAATCACTTGTATCATTTGGTCCATAAGAATCATTAAAGTTACCACCATTTTGAACCATTTCTTGAGAATACTGTTGAATTGGTAGCTCACTTTCTTGTATAATTTGACTAGCAACACCGTTTCTTACAAAAATATTATGTCCATCATTCATTATACCGGGACCAAAAGAGCGTTCCGGTCTTCTTAAATTATCTTTCATATTTTGAGATCCATACGTTTCATCATACGGGTCGCTGGGAATAACATTTAATACGTCTAATTTTCTTTGTTCGATTTCTGGAATACGAGCATTTGGTGGATTAGGCCCTGAAGGACTCACTTGACGAGGAGGTAAAACAGGTGGAGGTTGTTTCATAATTGCTGCAGGGCCAGGAACCCCGTCGTTAAACGTTTCTTTTTTATTCTTTGTAATACTAATATATATATATGATGCTGAAAAAAGAATTATAATGAAAACAATTGTATACATATTATCAATCATGTGTTTATCCATCTGAAGTATAAAGGGAAATTGCTTTGTTATATTAGAATGAACGTTACCCCTTCTGCTTCTGCTTCAGTTGTTGCTCCTGCCGAACAGTTAGTTGTGAAAGAGGAATCATCCGTGATGAAAGATTCTGTAACAAAAGAGGTTTCTGTATCTCCAGTATCTTCTTGGCTTGATCGTCTTTCTTGCTGTTCTTGTGTAACTGTTTCAACAACGACTGATCAAATAGACCCTGTTCCACCAAAGGAGGATATTGTTCCTGAGACTGTTGTTTCTTCTGATTGTGAACCTGCTGATGAGAAGATGACATTTTACAATCTGAAGAAACCTTTTGCTCGTCTAGTAATGAAGAAACCAGCGGCTCTTCCAAATCCTGCGTAAATTCAATTGAATAATTATTAATATAAAATCTGTTATTTTCTTCAATACACTCATATTTATCAATAGAAAATGTATGCAAAGGAATATTTGTTTCAACAAATTCACATTTTTCATAAAGTGATGATTCTTTCATTTCTTTATGAAGAATTTTATATAATTTAAAATCATTATTTATTAAAAAACCTTTCATATATCCAAAATCATAGATATAAAGAATATTGGATGATTTAATAATTTTTTGAGTGGGTTTATAGATAATGTTAATTATTCTTACCATTTAATTAATATATGTTCTATAACTTTATACCAATAATGCTTAATACCAATAATGCTTAATACCAATAATGTAAAAAATTGATAAACTATTTAAGCATATTTTACATTAATAATATAATGAATATAATGAGTTCATTTCCAATACTAGTGTTAACACAAAAGGCGGAGGTTAAACAAGGGAAACTTTCTTGTGAAACTGTTAGCCTAGATGTAATTAAAAAGTATTTTAAAAAGAAAACAGAAGTTGATATGATTGGAACATATCTTTATAAAGGTTTAACACTTTTCCTATTTGGATATACAAAAGGTAAAGCGGGAAATGAAAATAAACATGAACTTCCTCCACCACACGATGGAACACTTGTATTTGGAGATATTCTAATTATTGCTTCAAAAGATCCTAATTCATACACAACACCTGTATCTTTTAAAGTGGAAGAATATGAACAATTTTATTCCAAAGCATTTGGAGGATTTGATGAGTTAGAGGATGAAGAGGATGAAGATGATGATTATGAAGAAGAAGAAGAAGAAGAGGTAGCAGATGAAGATGAAAAAAATGTTTTAGAAGAGGAAAATGAAACTGATCATCAGTCGTATGTTTCAGATGTGGAAGAAGTAGTAGAAGTAAAAAAAGAAAAAGTTTCTAAAAAAAAAGTAATTAATGTTACAACAATTCTTTCTATTCATCCTGATAAACAATTAAAAGAATTTGATGAAAAAGGAGAAATACGTATGAAAATAATTGAATCAATTAAATCTATATTGAAAGATTTAGATGTTAATGAAGTTATTGAGTTAGAACAAGAAATTTATAAGAAAACATTGTTGGATTCAGAATCAAAACATATTATTAAAGATTGGAGTGTAAAATTATTTAATACTTTATATTTATCTACAGTTCGTAAGATTGTAGGAAACCTCAATCCAACATCTTATGTTGCGAATAAAGAGTTATTAAAACGTTATAAAAATAAAGAAGTAACTCTTGAAGAAATTTGTTCAATGGATTATTATTCTTTATATCAAAGTAAATGGAAAGAGGCAATTGAACGTCAAAAGATGATTGAGAAGATACAATTAGAAGGAAATAAATCTATGGCAACAGAACAATTCTTATGCACAAAGTGTTTCAAAAGAGAATGCACATATTATGAAATGCAAACTCGTTCCGCAGATGAGCCAATGACTGTTTTCATTACTTGTTTGAATTGCGGTAAAAATTGGAGACAATAAAGGTGAATGTAGTTAGAAAAATGGAATCATCTACTACGGCGTCTCAAGGACCAACAGTTTTATTTGGTAAAACAGGTTCTAATCCTTTACCAATGATTGAAAAACTCTGGGATTTTTATTCTTTAAAAGGTAACAAAACTGTATTTCTAAATGTAGGCACATCATCCTCTCCTTTAGCAGAACTTGAAATTGCTGAATCTCTTGGTTGCCCTATTCATATTGTTGAACCTCTTCAAGAAAATCGTGAATTGTGGAATAAAGTTTTAGAAATTTTAAAGACTAGAAAAAATACGGAAGAAACACAATGTGATTTTACAACAAATGTATCTAGTAAATGGGTTCTTGCTAAAAATCTTCATTTATATTCTTCTTTACCTTTTTTTTATGATGGGTTAGTTCAAATTAACAATGTAATGGTTGAAACTCTTTCTTTTCAACAATTTGTAAGTAATATATGTAATAAAATGAATATTTCAGAAGAAAATCATCGCATTGATCTTGTAAATCTTCAGATTAATTCTGTATATGAAAGATATTTCTTATATGCAATGATTGATTCTGGTTTTCGCCCTGGATTAGTATTAGTATCATATAATTTAAAACCTGATTCTGATTTACCAACTACACAAGTTGCCGCTCATTTACAAAATATTGGTTATACCTTACTCGCAAAAGAAGATAATAAATTCTTGTATTTATATAATAATGATAATATTTATGAAATTGCTTCATTTGAAAATACAAATGTAAAGAATCCTTTAGTAAATGAGATTCTAAAAGCATCTGGATTTTATGATAAAAAATCTATAGCAACAAATGAAACAAATGAAACAAATGAAAGTAATAATGTATCCGCAAATAATGAATCTACTGAGTAGAGATGTATCAAAAAATTTTGATACCACCATATGATATAAAGATAAATCCCGGTGATAATTTTTATCTTTATGTCAATAACAATTGGTTAAATAAAGTTACTGTTCCAAATTACCTATCATCTTTTAGTGTAAATGAAGAAATTGAAAATAATATAGATATTGATTTATTTACAATTTTAGATGATTGTGAAAAAAGTGAAAATGATTTTAAAACACTTATTGCGAATCTTGTAGCATCATCAAAGTCTCCAAAAAGTTTATCATTCAATTTTTTATTAAGTAGAATACAAAATTTAAATAATATTAAAACCATTGATAATATTGGAGAAGTATTAGGATATTTATGTAAACATAAAATTAATACATTATTAGATACTTATCTTATTTTAGAAAGAACAAAAGAAAATGAATCTATATATACATTGGTTTTTAATCAAGGCATTCTGGGATTACCAGATAAATCCTATTATTTAAATAATTTAAATGTTTATCAAGAATTATCTAATCATCTTAGTAAATTATTAAAAATAGATGATATATCAAAGAGTGTAATTGTAGAATCTTTTTTTTCTAAATATTTGAAGGATAATGTGATAGGTGAATTATATAAAGGAAAAGAATTATTAAAAGAATTTCCTATCTTTCCCTGGAAATCATTTTTTACTAGTTATGGAATTCAAGATTTTGAAAAATATACATTTCGTATTGAAGCAATAGAATGGATTCGTGTTTTAGAAAAATCTTTTAAATTATTTCCTATTGAAGATTTTAAACAATTATTTATTTTTAATATAATTCTTCACGCTTTACCTTATTTATCAGAACCATTTAGTAGTTTAAATTATGAGTTTTTTGAAAAATCTTTTAGTGGTCAGAAGAAAAAAATATCACAAAAGCATTTGATTCTAGAAATATGTAAAGAGTATATTACTACTCCATTATCCATATTATATAAAGAAAAATTTCTTAAATTATCTTTAAAAACAAAAGCAACAAAATTTATTGAATCTATAAGAAAATCTTCTATTGAACAAATTGAAACAAATAGTTGGTTACAAACAAAAACAAAAAAAGAAGCAATTGAAAAAATTAAAAATATGATTTTGAGTATTGGGTGGCCTGAAAAATATCCTAACTATAATTTATCTATTCTAAATAAAAATAATTTATTGGAAAATATTTATACATTATCCTCTGCTTCTGTAAAAGAAGATATAGAACTATTGAATAAAGAATCAAAACCCGGTGTTACTTGGAAAGAACCATCATTTATAGTAAATGCTTACTATTATAATGAAATTAATGAATTTATTATTCCTGCTGGAACTTTATTTTATCCTTTTTTTGGGGATAATTGTTCTATAGGATGGAATTATGGCGGATTAGGTGCAGTAATAGGTCACGAAATGATTCACGCTTTTGATAATGATGGAAAAGAATATGATGAATTTGGTCTCCATAGAAAATGGTGGTTAGCAAAAGATCATTCTCAATATAAAATATATTCTAAAAAATTAATTCATTTATTCAATTCATCAAAAATATATGATAAAAATGTGAATGGAGAAAAAACATTAAATGAAAATATAGCAGATTTAGGAGGTTTATCTATTGCTTTAGAAGCTCTAAAAAAAGAGATAAAATTATATGATAAAAAGAAAGAAAAATATGAATTACAACAATTTTTTATTTCTTATGCGGTTTCTTGGAGAACAAAAGATGAAAAATACCGAGTTTTAAAAAATCTAATCACAGATGTTCATTCTCCTCCAGAATTCAGAGTAAATAATATTGTAAATCAATTTGATGAGTGGTATAAGGTATTCGATATAAAAAAAGATAATACAATGTTTATTGAACTTGATAAAAGAATAAGAGTATTTTAAATAGAGTATTTTAAAGAATCATCAGATCATTCAATCTAAATTTCTCATAGGAACCATCGGGCATATGACGTTTAATAATGATAGGTAGGCGACGTTGTTCTAACTCTAAAATAGCAATTTCTTTCACATCAGTAATATACTCTGGCACAGTAATAAAAGGTCTTGCTCCTTGTGCTAACTGATTTGTTCTCATTCCTAAAATCTTTGTTTTCTCAAAGATAGAAAGAAAAGGAAGAGAACGATGTTTTTTATCGTTTTCGGGAGGAATCGATGCTAAAGGAATATCTCCTTGATCTACCTCTTCATACTCTAAAATACATTCTGGATGAAATTTTAATAAAGTTTCAATAGGGTTTGAAAAGATTGTATTTTTTTCTTCCTCCACATTTACATCAATGTCTTCAATATCGGGTTCTTCGATTTCAACTTCAATATCGTCAATATCATCATTTCCCGCAACATACTCAGATTCCATTTGTCCTACTAAACATACTAAAAAAGATTCCTTTAATTTTATGTATTTTTTACAAAAAATACAAAAAATTGGTATAAAGTAATTTTAAATTATTAAATAAGAAATGGCATCCACTACTGAATTGAAGATTTATGAAACTTTTGATGAAATGGGTTTAAACGATTCACTTTTAAGAGGTATTTATTCGTATGGTTATGAACGTCCTTCTAAAATTCAGCAATTAGCAATTGTGCCAATTAAAGAAGGTAATGATATTCTTGCGCAAGCACAGTCGGGAACTGGTAAATCTTGTTCATTTATTGTTGGTTCTATGAGTGTTGTGGATGTAAGTATACAAAAACTTCAGGTAATGGTTCTTGTTCCAACCCAAGAGTTGGCGAAACAGATTTATGAAGTTGCGAAGGCTCTTGGAAATTATTTACCAGTATCTTGTTATTCTGCGACAGGCGGCACACCCATTCGTGAAGATATGAAGGCAATTGATAATGGTCTTCAATTCATCGTTGGGACACCAGGTCGTATCTTTGATTTAATTAATCGTAAAGTTCTAAAAACTGATAATATTCGTTGCTTAATTATGGATGAAGCAGATCAGATGTTAGAAGATCGCTTTTATAAACAAGTGATGTGTATTCTTGAAATGGGATTCCCTAAGACAACAAAAGTTGCTTTATTCTCTGCGACAATGCCAAATGAAGTGATTGAAGTAGCAGATAAACTTCTTCATAACCCTGTGCGTATCCTTGTTCCTCCTGAAGACGTAACACTTGATGGTATTAAACAATATTGTGTTATTCTTGAAAAGGAAGAATGGAAATATGATGTGCTTTGTGATATTTATAAGCAGTTGAATATTAATCAGGCTATTATTTATTGTAATAAAAGACAGAGGGCTGAATGGTTAGCAGAGAAGTTATCTGCTGATGGTTATCCTTTATCTTGTATTCATGGCGAAATGGAAAATGATGAACGTCGTCGTAGAATGCAAGAATTCCGATCAGGCACCATTCGTGTTCTTATCTCAACTGATTTACTTGCTCGTGGAATTGATGTTCAACAAGTAAGTTTAGTGATTAACTTTGAACTCCCAATGAATCGTGAAAATTACATTCATCGCATTGGTAGGTCTGGTCGTTATGGCCGTAAGGGTTTTGCTATTAATTTGATTGCTCCTAGTGATACAAAGATACGCACAGAGATTGAAACACATTATTCTACAAAAATGATTGATTTACCAGACGATTTAAGCGGTATTGTTTTAGTTTGAACGAATATCGTGCCTACAATTAGGACAACGAGGACTTGTAGTAAATGCAGTCATAATACAAGTATTGTGAAACATATGACGGCAATGATTTAAACGACGAATTGTTTGTGTTGGTGACATTTGCTCTTGGCATATAGCACAGGCATTATGACCACTTGTTAATTCAACAATGGAGGAACCATTTTCTATTTGGTTCTCTGTTGGCCTTACAACCACTGGTTGAAGATCATTTAGTATATGATCCTCATCTTGTGAAATCGGTGATAAATTTGGATCCAACATTGATTGTAATAAATTAACAAAATTACTTACAGGAGGACTAGTGTAAATAATTTGATTCGGAGTAGAATTCATTCTGTTCAAACGATTTACTTGTTGTTGTTGCAGAATTTCTTGATTTTGTTGATATTGATAATTATTTTGCGCATTTGTAAATAAATTAAAACGTTGATTTACTACTCCACGAATATATTGAACTAACGCATCATTCTGAAAACGTGTTCCATAGAGAATTTCTGGGAAATAGTTATGTAAATCATTTAAGAATTGAATATTATTATAATAATTTGTATTGTTATTGTTATTGTTATTGTTATTGTTATTGTTCATATTAATTATAATATGTAATTATTCTTTATACTTTTTTTTTACAAAAAAATATAAAATTGATAACTACTTTAAACTAAATCACTATTATACTTATAATGACTGGTAATGGAGGTATATTAAATATTGGCTTTACGTGTTATGCAAATGCTGTTATTCAAGCATTTCGTCATTGTGATACATTTGAGAACTTATTCCAAGAAGATAACTATAATACAAAATTAAATGAAACATCTAAATATTGTATTCTCACAAAGCAGATGGCAAATCTATTTCAAAATCTTTATAAAATGAATTCCTCATCCTCTATTAAACCTATGGGATTTTGGTTTGCTTTTCAACAAGTAACAGAAGCTTCTGGTTTTGAACATTTAAATGAAAGAAGACCACATGATGCGCATGAATTCTTAATGTTTCTTTTGGATTCTATTCATGAATCATTTGCTAAAAAAATTACAATGAATATTACTAAAATAGATATAAAAACAAATAGACAAATGCTCCATAATAAATCTTTAGAAGCGTGGAAAAATAATTTTGAAAAGAGTTATTCTCCATTTGTTCCTTTATTCTTTGGTTTATTTCATGTTGAAATTGTTTGTTCAAATTGTAAAACAGTTACAAATAAATTTGAATCATTTAATACTCTTAAAGCAGCAATGTCAAATAATACTAATGTAACATTAATTGAATCGATCTTAAACGATTTGAATGATGAAATTATTGATGAATATGCGTGTGATAAATGTTCTCCTAAAAGACATAAGGCAACAAGGAAAACTAAACTGTGGAAATTACCCCCTACACTTATTGTTGTTCTGAAACGTTTTACATTTGATGGTAGAAAAATTTATACTCCACTTTTATCTTTTGAATCTCCTCTTGATATTTCAGATTTATATTCTTCTTTATCGCCTGATAAATTTAAACAAAATAAATATGCTCTTCGTTCTACTGTTGATCATCATGGAGGACCAATGGGCGGACATTACACGAGTCAAGCTAAAAATAGAAGTGATGATAAATGGTATCACTATGATGATCAGAGTGTTGGTGAAATAGATAAAGCAGAAATTGGTTCTAGCACTTATATATTGTTTTTGGAAAAAGTTTAAACAACAGACTCTCCTTTTCCATATTTACTAGGGTCATATGTATTAAAAACATTTAATACAGCATTATAAAATCGTGTTGGTGTATTATCATCATTAAAAAATGTAAGACCACTTGTACTAAATGTTCTATCATCATGTAAATTAAAAAATTTAACACCTTGATTCAAGCAAATTTTTATTAATTTTCCCATATCATCTGGAGAACTAAATCGAGAAGCATGAAATTCCATAACACCTATATCAAACCCTTTTGATTTTGCTATTCTCATATCGTCTTGTATTAGTTGAAGAAATTGCCCTATTTGACCACCAATTCCTAATTGCATCCCTATACCATGAATCTTTGCTCCTCTAGTTAATCTATCACTAATTGTTTTATAATAATTAAGATATTGTCTAAGATGATGATCCCCCATTTCCCAATCACCAGTATATAAGCATTTTTTTGATTTTAAAGATGCTGGTAAATTATCATATGCTGTTTGAAATATATGTGTTGCTAAATTCATATGAGCATTTTTTACATTATCAACCCTTGAACCATTCTGTGTTAAACCAAAGTATTTTAATAAAGGATATGGTTCATTTATATTTTTGATTTGATCATCATGACTAAATAATTCATTTACACAATAAAATTTTTGATATGTATTTGGTGCTGCTTGATATAAAGCATTTACTATTGTAGATATTTGAACCTTATAAATATTAGAAGCAACAATTCCAGATAATTGATTATTTCTACTCATATTTTTTAACCAGTCTTGATTATTTCCTCCTCTACCATTATCACTTATATAACCAGTCATTTGTAAATTATTGGAAGCCCCTATTCTAGCCATACGCTCGTAATAATCAACTTTTATTGTGCCTAAATTACTATGATTAAAATGAACATTTGGTGTTCCATCAAATGCTTTCGCTGGATTATCTGATAGATTATGTGTGCCTCTAGCATCCGTATATGTAAAACCACTAAATGGATCTATATTACGTTCCATATAAGAAGGATATGTTCCCCAATGATCCGCAACAGCATAATCATATACATATCGTAAAGTATTAAATCTTTGTGGTGTATATTCTACTTTTGTATCTGATCTTGACTCTGGCGACATAAAAGCACAATATACACCCATTTTCATAGGGATTCCTCTTTTTTCTTTTACGACAGACCATGATTCATAGCTCATACTTAATTATACTATAGATTAGGTATGAGTTTGTGTACACGCAATAAATGGGGTCCCGGAATACAATCGACTAATAAGAATGATAATAATGCTAACAAAGAAATGGAAGAGAAGTTAAAAAATTTACAACAAGAAAGAGATAAACAAGATACTATGTGGGTTACAAGCAATAATGCTACAACCAATAATGCTACAACCAATAATAATACAAAAATGGGCAAATAAACATATTTGTAAACCCTTTTTTTCTGATCATTAAATGAAAATTTACGTGCTCTGCTGCGATAGGATAATTATATCCAGAATTATTTCTATAAAATATTTTATCATCTTTCAAATAACATCCTAACAAAATTCCTTCATGATGGGTTATTGGTTTTTCATTTGATCCCGGTAAAACTTGTTGAGAATAAAATTCATGAAGTTCATCTGTTACATTTGCAGAATACTGACATCCTTGAATAACATTTCCTCTATAAAAAGCAATTCCTCCAAATGCACTTATAACAGGAATGAAAGGATGATCTGGATGAATTTCTTTTAGAATCTTATCCATATGTTCTTTTGACCAAAAATGTTCTCCTAGAATCTCTGGTCCAAAAGGATATTCTTGTGTTCTTAATTCATATCCATCATAATATTTTCCATTAGGACCGATACCATTTGCAAAAAGAGCATCTACGTGTAAAGGCATTTGTCGAAGAATAACTTCAAATACATCTATACTTGGAGCAATCTTCATATCTAAATCCATCAGAATGAAAAAATCTTGTCTTTCAAGATTCTTTGATTCAATCATTTTCAATAATTTATTTCTCGCATAAGCAATCATTTCAATTCTACATGGTTTGTTATTCCACGTTCTTCCAAAACCTTGTTTTAAGAAAAAAGAATCTTCAAAATCTTCTGAAATCGTTTCAATCCAATCAAAATTATTTTGAATTTTCTTTAAAAAAACTTTGGTTGAATCAGTTGAATTATTTTCATACAAACAAACTTCTAAAACAGGAATTTGTTCTTTTAAATCATTCAAAAATTTTTCCAAAAGAGGAATATTGGATTCAATATTTTTTACAATTCCTCCAAGAACAATTTTCATTAACTTAAATAGAGATTTCTTCTTTAAATAAATGAATGATGTGAATGAAGCCAAACAATGTCCTCATTGTTCTCGTTGGTGTCTAAAAGATGCTGCTTGTGATTATATTTTTGCTTGTGGTTTAGATACAACAAGAGGATTTGTTATGGGTTCTGGATGTGGTAGATCATGGTGTTGGACTTGTGGAAAGAAATATTGTTCTCAATACATTGATATCGCAACAGGACAAAAGTTATCTAATGCTAAAGATAACCATAATCCTTTTTGTTGTAAGGAGGAGAAGGGGTTTCGTGAGGAAACGTATTGTGAAGGAGGACATAATCCTCATTGTGGTAAGCGATGGAACAAGTGAAATTACTAAATAATATTATTTAATTTATGAATAATATCATTTAAATCATTATGTATATTTATATTCTTTTTATCTTCTGATAATGATATTAAATAATTATATAAAAAATAAACTATAAAAATACTATTTTGAATATGAACATTATCATCACTATACTCTTTATTTAAATAACCATTTTTATCACAATATTTATCATATACATCAAAAAAAGTATATCCATATGTAGCACAATATTCTTTACATTTAGAATTAAAATATTCAACATACATTTTACGTTCCTCATCTGTTCCCATAAATGGATGATTTGGATATTCAAATGTATTAAATTTCTGAACAGTTGGAACAACATTAAAAACACTAACATTTAAGTTTTGAAATTGTTTTACATTTTTTTCAATAGCTATAAAATATTTTTCTACCATTACATTGATAATATCTTTATATGTAGAAGTTTCACTAATATATTTTTGAATATTACAACGCAAATCAATCTCACCAAAACAAAAAATTACAATATCATCATTTTGAACATTTGCTTCTCTTATATTTAGAAGATCTAAACCATCACGTCCAAAAGAATAACATAATCGTGGACCAATACCATATAATAAAAGATAATCTTTTAAAGTATCGTATAATTCTTTCCATCCACTAACAGAATGACTATCTCCAAATGTATATATTTTCATTTATTTATATTATGAATACATTTTTAAATAAGAAGCATCTTCTTTATTCTTCTTCTTTAAAAATAAATCAATATGTTTCTTAAGAATTGTAAAAGGTAATGAAAAGTTTTCAATATAGAAAGGCATATCTTTCGAATTAAATATACGCAACATATTAATCTTTTGAACAACTTGTTCAATTGCTCTTTTAAATTCACGAACACCAGGTTCTTCTTTACAATAATTTACTAAAATGTATTCAATGATTTCTTTTGAGAAATTTATCTTTTCAAAAAGATTCACTTCTTTTAAAGCATTTGGTAATAAAAAATTCTGACCAATTTCTAACTTTTCTTTTATACCATAACCTTTCAATTCAATTACTATCATTCTATCCAAAAGAATTTTATCAATCTTTTCTAAATCATTTCCTGAAAAGACAAACATAATTTTAGATAAATCAATCGGTATACCAGATAAATATTTATCTTCAAAATCGCTATTTTGGACGGAATCTGTTAAATGAATTAATAAGTTTTGAACTTCTTCTCCTTTTGGTGTTTTTGAGATTTTATCTAATTCATCAAACATTAAAACCATTGACATACTTTTTGCAGCAACTAAAGAGTTCACAATTTTACCACAATGACTTCCTTCATATACCATTTGATGCCCTGTATATGTTGTGGCATCTGAATCTCCTCCTAAACTAATAAATTCAAAAGGCCATTCTAAGGCTTTTGCGATCCCGTTCTTAATCAACGAGGTTTTTCCTATACCGGGGCTTCCAGACAACATTAATGATAAACCTCTTCCATTAGGATTTGCTAACTTTGTAGCGATGAATTGTAAAATCTGTAACTTTGCTTCTTCTTGACCATAAATTGCTTCCTCTAAGCACTTTCTAGCTTTTATCATAAATGCTTTACAAATATCGGGACCATTTTCTACGGTAGCAGGTAATTCTTTGTAAATACCGAGAGGAACACTAATAGCCTTTTCAAGCCACGCACGATTTTTGAAATATTCACCAGCAGAAGGATCCATCATTTGAAGAGTATTATATTTCGAAAGTAGCATTGATTGAACTTGCGGAGAAATATTCATTTTAAGAATTTTAAACATAATAGATTCTTCAAAATGATTTGATTTACGTTGTAGAGCAGTTAACATTTTCATTTGTGTTTCTTTATTTAATTCTTTAAATTGATCTATTTGATTATCAATTGTAGAAGGCTCATTTGATTTAGATAATAAATCTACAAAGTTTTTTACTTCTATTGGCTCTTTATTTAAATCATAACGTTTTGGTATAAATTTCCTAGAAGCACCTCCACTAAAAGGAATTATAAATCGAGTGATTGAGTTAAACATATCTTTTCCTTCATTAATATCATCTTCTTCATCTTCTTCTTCATCATCTTCCTCTTGGCTATAATCTTCTTCCTCTTCTTCATCATTTTTCTTTAATTTCTTTTTATTTGATTTACGAGGTTTTTTTTTCATAGGTCTTGGTGATGACATTTCACTATCATCTGATTCATTACCACTTGAATCATTCTCATTCTCATCATAATCATAATCAATTAATCCTTTAATGTTACCATTTGAATCTACACTCTCATCATCATCATCATCATTTTTTGGAGGTAGAGTTTTTTTAATATTTTTTTCATTTTTCTTTCGGGGCTGTTTTGTCTTGACCATCCTATGCTGAACTTTGTTTTTTTGATTCTATTCTTTTCGCCAAAAATGAAATCAAAAATTATTATTATTTATAATAGTAATATATCATATTTATTTAAATCACCTTTTATTTAACGGCGTCTTGTAGATCTCTTTCTTGTAGATCTCTTTCTTGTTGATCGGTGGTGTCTACGTCTTGTAGAACCTGTAAGACCATTTACAGATCTACTCACGCCACGTGTAAGACCTCTAATAGATTTATTTACACCTCTACTAACATTACTACCAACACCTTCAACTGTTCTTATTGTATTACCAGCGACTTTACCCACGCCGGAACTAACATTTCTCGCAACTTTTCCTACACCAGAACTAACTCTACGAATACCTTTACCAGTAACATTAAATACGCGCCCAAGAGTGTGATTATATACATTTGATAAAAAACCAGAACGTCTGCGAGAACTTCTTGATTTACGCACCATCTTTATATTATAATGTTAGAAAATAATAATAAATTATGCTGGTGCTGGTGGTGGGACCCAAGCAACTCCGTAAATAGACAGCCAAAGTGCTTGTGCTCTTCTATATATATCTTCACCTTTATCAGCTATATTTAGTGCTGCTTGTAAATGATTGTTCATCATAGTAGTATTATTTAATGAAGTTGTAATAGTCTTGTAATCATTTGCATAATTTTTTAATACTAATGCATCTTGGTCAAAATTTTGTAATTTTGTTAAAACAATAGCTTTTGTAACACTAGGGGAATAGGGTGGAGGAGTAGCTTGGCCACCGTACATATTTCTCCTACGATTGTTCTTTCTTGTTTTTCCAGGTTTCATCTACTAATAGTTTTTATTTATTTATTTATTATAAGTTAGGAGGAGGAACGTATGTGTATGGTGATGGTGCGTGAAGTGGGAATCCTGGAGGTGGTGCCGTAAGAGAAGGCATAGAATTAGTGAATGCTTGATATAATCTATCCAGAGAAGTTTGAATTGTTTCTGCTGCAATTTGATAGGAATTCGCAGAATCTAATTGTAAATTACGTGTTCCTGTAATTTGCGTATTTTGACTTACTGATGTATCTCTTATAGCTGCTGATGCGAGTTTCATAGAATACGCAGCTTGTAAATAATTGCTTAAAGAATCATATAATACTGGTTTTGAATAACCCCAAGGATCAAAAGCCGGGGGTGCCGCTGCCGCTGCCGCAACCGGGGCCGGGCCAGGGGCAGGGGATTGACCACCATACAATCTATATTTCCTTGTCTTAGACTTATTTTTGAGCATAGATTTTCGTTTCATTCTTCTATTTGGTATAGATAATATTTTATTTAGAGTTCATATGGTAATGCTCGATTATAAACCTTTAATAAAATCCTTAATATCCATAAGGAGAAATTTAGATTTTGGCGAAACACTTATATATTCTAATTTATTTGTATCAATCATTGTTTTTGCTTCAAGAATAATTGGTTCTAAAGTAGAGCGTATTTGAATAAAGAATTCTTCTGTTCTTTTTCTCAAAACTTTTGTAATTCGTAATAAGCAATTAATATATTCTTCAATTAAAGATGTTTGATCTTTTTCTTTTCCTTTCATATGAATTTGTTCAATAATGATTGTGAAAATTTGTAAAATTTTATCAGATGACAGAATACGTAACATAATTAATTCTGCTAAGAATTGACTATAACCTAAACGATATTTCTTTTCACTATTCTTTTTTACAAAACCATTATAATCTTTACCATTATCTTCATCACATTCTTTAAAGATTTCTAAATAATTTTCGTGTAATTTATTCATTTTAATCAAAATAACAGGATGTTTTTCAGATATTTCACTTAATAATTTTGCGTATAGAGGACAAAAGATTTCTTCTCTTGCTGCTTTTTCAAATACTAAATTCATAAATTCTTTAATAAATTCTTCATTTGAAGGATCACCTGAACCAAGAATTTGATAGAGAAAATCACGAATTTCATTATAGGTTGATTCACTAAATTTATTTAGTTTCGATAAAATAATTGTGTTTAATATTTTATCATTTACTTCAGCATCAGAATTACGAAATTTACTTGTATAGCGAGGAGATGATGTTGCTGATTTTATAGGTGTTCGGCTTTTCTGATTAGATTCTTGTGAAACAATATTATTTAAATTACGAAATGAATGACCAGATAAAGAATGTATTTTACCATATATATGAATTTCTGGCTTCGTATCTAAACTTCTCCAATTGCTTACACCTTGAAGTTCTAATAAACCAGTTAATCCATTAATTTTTTTACATATTTCCTCTGATGGTTTAGAAACTATTGATTCTTTTTGTAGCAGTTGGAATAAATCTTGATTCATTCCTAAATCTAACCTTATTTATTTTTTGCGGTTTAAATCCTTAATTGTTTTAACTTAATTTATTATATGGAATCAATTTTACAAGATTCTGGTTTAGAAAATATATCAACTATTCTTAATACAAAATTATATTATAGTAAAGATGTATTAAAAAGTTTGTTATTAAAATCTTGTAATTTTCCTAACATTAATGACTTACAGAGGAGACAAGATATAATTGATAAACTAAGGTCATCAAAAACAGATTTACAACCATATTTTGATAAATTAGTGAAAAAAGAAGAGGAATGTAAGCAGTATTTTGAGAATGATAAAACAGAGTTAGAAAAAGATACATTTGGTCAACTTATTTTTACAAATGAATATTTAAAATCATTGAATCATATTCCATTTGTATTAATACTTATGGCATACTTTAAAAAAATACTAATTCCTTTTATTTCCTTAGCCTTTCCTATTCTCGCATATTTTTTACCAATGCTTCTTATAAAATATGTATGGAAGTTACCAATTGGTTTAGAAATGTATAATAAAATTATGAAATCATTTATATCGTTTGAACCAAAAAAACTTTTACAAAATTGTTTTACAATCTTTTCAATTGGTCAATCCATTTATCAAATATTTCAAAATGCGTTTCATTTACACACAATTGATACAAATATTGTGACTTTAGGAAAAGGAGTTCAAGAATATAAATCTATTGTTACAGATGTAAAACATATTTTAAAACAAAATAATATAGATTTTTCTTTTACATCATCTTGTAAAGATTTACCTGATGACAATAGAAGAACATTTGTAGAAGTATCAGAAGAACCATATAGATTATGGTTTTTAGCAAAAGATATGGCATATTTAGAAATTTTATGGAAACTATCGCAAGAAAAAGATTTTTCAAAAGTTCATTTAGTATCCTCACAGACACCATATTTTAAAGCAGAAACATTATATGATATACATTTATCAAAAGAAACAAGAGTTCCTTCTTCCATAACTATTGAGAAAGATTCTACACATTACTTGTTAAGTGGACCAAATGGTGGTGGTAAATCATCCTTTTTAAGAGCAATTTTACAAACTCTTTTGTTTTCCCATACATTTGGCTACTCTATAGGAACAAATATATCATTATCTCCATTTGATTATATATTGTCTGGATTATCTATTCATGATTCACCAGGAAAGAAATCATTATTTGAGAAAGAAGTATGTTTTGCTCGTGATGTTCTCTATTACAATAATCCCAATTTCAAAGGATTTGTTCTTTTTGATGAAATCTTTCATTCTACGAATCCTCCCGATGGAATACGAACATCTGAATTGTTCTTAAATACTTTATGGAACTATAAACACATAGCAAGTATTGTTAGCACTCACGTTTTTGAAATTATTGAAGCATCACCCGATTCTGTGAAAAAAATCTGTGTAGATGCCGAAAAGATAGGAGATAAATTACATTACAAATATTCCATTACGAATGGCACATCAAGGCTAAGTAGTGTGGATGAAATATGGAAAAAAGTATGGGATGCGTGAAAAGATTATTATATTATTATATCCAATAGTTAATGAGTTTTATTAGCGAGTCTCTAACAATTGGCTTACTCCTTGCCATTGTATTTGGTGCTTTATTCTTTTACCTCTATACACGTGTTACTTATAATGAAAAGAGAGTAAGTCTTATGGAAAACATTTTATTAGATATTAAAATGAATCAAGAACAACAACCATTACATGTTCTACCTCCGATTCCCCATGATGTAAGTTTTCATCAAACTCTTTTACAACAACAAGAACAACAACAAGAAGAAGAAGAAACACCTTTTGAAGTTGTAGAAAATGGATCATCTGAAGAGGTTGTCGCAGATGAAGAAGAATATGCTGAACTCTTAAATCAGGTTCACGATGAAGTAAAAGAAGAAGTTCTTCCTGTAATTACGAATACAACTCCTACAAACAAGTATGATTCTATGACAAAAGATGAACTTGTTGAACTTGTTAAGAAGCGTGGTTTACGTGCTGGAAATAGACCCGGTCGTGAAAAGTTAATTAGTATTTTAGAAAAAGCAGATGAATCAACTGTTACTATAGAAGGTGGTTCATTCAATGATTTACAGGAAGCAGTATCTGAATAATATTATCTAATTATAGGGTAATGGATTCAAAGAATTTTCGTAAAGTATCAAATCCTAACAAATATTCATCGTATGAAAATGTAAAACCACATTTAGAAAATTTTACTTTACCAAATGATATAGCACCAGACAATCGTTATGCGAAATGGGCCGCTCAAATGTCTGATGGAAGATTAACAACAAGTTATGTAGCACATTGTGAAAGAAATATTCCTACTGGAGAACAATTTCCTACAAAACAATTTATGCAACATAATGCTGTAGATATTATTCAACTATCAAGACAAAAAGAAATGCCTTTTACAAGATCATTGGATAAAAGTGTTTTACCTCCTCCTCAACAAATTGTTGATTGTTCGAAAGCAGGTTGTAAAAGAATCAATACTCAAATGGAGCATGGTATTGGTTTAGAAAGAGCAAATAATAATACACCATTTTTATTTGGAACCTTTATGGAACAGGGATACGAAGAGAAACCTCAAAATCCTATGCTAACGCATTATTTTGAAGGAGGTCGCAATACTCCTAGTGAACAAAGGGTTTTTGATAATGATAAGAGATTTAAATGATTTAAATGAATACTCTTATATAATATAGGAAAAGATGCCAATAGTCATAGCCTTTGATATAGGGATACGAAATTTGGCTTGGTGTTGTTTTGACACTGTTACAAAAAAGATAAAGGGATGGCAGAATTATGATTTAGTAGCAGATACAGATGTGAATACTGTTATTGAATTAAATAAATGTAGCACTTGTTTAAAAATAAAAGCAACATTTACTACTGATAACAAAATGTATTGTTTAAAACACTCCCCAAAACCCATTTATAAAGATTTATCTGGAAACGTTTTGAAACGAGGTTTGAATCACAAAGAATTAAAAGAAGTTTTTAAATCAAAGAAACCGAAAAAAGATTTGTTAGAAGAGTTTCAAAAAAAATATATGCAACCAATTGAAAAGAAGAAAACGATTAAAAAAGCGTTTGATATGATTGGATTGCACGATTCTATCAGAACATTTGTAATCAAAAATAAAGATTTATTTCATACAGCACAAAACATTGGTTTAGAGAACCAACCAGTTCTTAAAAACCCAGTAATGAAAACAGTTCAAGTTCTTTTATATGCTACTCTGAGAGATATTCTTCAACCATCTCCTCCTAAACTTTCTCTCATTCACGCATCAAGAAAGACGGAATCCAATGAAACGAATGATACTATTGAAGGGGGTGATGCTGGTTATGCCAAGAGAAAAAAAGCTGGTGTTGAGATTGTTGAAAAGTTTTTGAAAGAGCATTCACAAGGTGAGTATACTACGTTTTTCAATGAATCTAAGAAACAAAATGATTTAGCGGATGCTTTGTGCATGTGTTTGGATATGGCTGTTAAACTCTCTTAAGTTTTCTTGTTTTTCTTCTTTTACCACCTCTTTGTGGTGCTGGTGCTCGTGCGGGTTTTGGTGCTGGTGCTGGTTTTGGTGCTGGTGCTGGTTTTGGTGCTGGTGAAGGAAGATTTATTTTACTTATTTTATCATGAAAAGCATCAGATATATATAAATTTCCTAGTTTATCAAACGCAAGAGAATCGATAGAACCAAATATCATTTTATTTTTATTAGTTCTTTCTGCAGAAGGTTGATAATTTAGTGGATATGGTATCCCAGCAAAAGTTGTCATATTCATGGTTGTCATATCAACCTTACATATGCGTGCGTCCCAATAGTCTGCGATGAAGAGATTTCCTGACGAGTCAAAAGCAACATCTGCAGGATAATTCAATTGTGCATTTATCGCTAAATTACCGTCATCTATAAATTTATCAGGAGGACTAGGGCTAGGGGGGCTATTAGGATTACCTGGAGTTCCACTCCCTACCACAGTAGTAACATTACTACTTGTATCTAATTTGCGAATGCGATTGTTTTTCAAGTCAGCGATGAATAGATTTCCTGAAGAATCCATTGTCATACCTTGTATTTTTTTGAACCTTGCTGACATGGCTGTGCCATCCTGGTAACCTTCAGTGTCAGATCCCGCAATAACAGTGATATTACGTGTAATTATATTCATTTTGTGAATTTTGTTTCCCTCACTTATGAAAAGATTACCTGATCCGTCTAAATATAGATTATACGTGTCCGATGATTGTGATAGATTGGCGACTGTAGTAATAATACCACCTGTATCTAATTTGCGGATGCGATTGTTTCCCGAGTCAGCAATGAAGAGATTTCCTGAAGTGTCAACAGCCACATCGGATGGTGACCTCAGTAATGCCGATGTTCCGAGACCATTATCACCTGAGAAGCCTTCTACTCCATTTCCCGCAATTACTGATATATTTCCACCATATGGAACTTTAAAAATACAATGATTCGAAAAATCTGCTATATATAAATTATTATTTGAATCAAACGTAATTCCACCAGGTTGAAATGATCTAGTTTCGCTATTTGTGATATAAGTATTAACGTTATTTATCTCTTGATCATTTATTGATTTTACTACTGGTAGTTGTGAGGGTATTATTGGATTTGGTGCTGTTGGAGTATATTCATAAGTTAATCTACTAGCAAGATTATTTATGTTAAATACAAATTTATATAGTTTATCATATTCTAATCCTTTTACAGAAACTTGATTATTACGTAAATAATGAGAAGATGATGAAACCCATAAAGGTGATATTGCAGCAATTTTTGTAGTATCGTCTATATAGCCCTGTCTGGCTGTATCTAATATAAGTTTATTCGTTTCATCAGATATTTTTATAGACATATCCGTCAAATTAGGTGTGCAATTTATTGTAAATTTTAAAGATGCTTTATTTGAATAATTCTCATTTATTGAAATGAATTGTTTAACATCAATATTACAAGACATTTGTGATGCTCCTGGTGGTGGAGGTCTTGATGCTGGAGCAGGTTTGGGAGCAGGTTTGGGAGCAGGTTTAGGTGCAGGTTTAGGTGCTGGTTTAGGTGCCGGTTTGGGTGCTGCATTTGGTGAAGGCATCTTCTCTATTTCAAATAAATAAATAAAACCCGGTTGCGTAAATAAGCCATATAAAAGAAAACAAACCTTTTTAAGAAGATGAGTATAAGTTTGCGAGATATGGAAAATGAAGTTCGAACAATGAACGGAGTTGATATTTCTCTTTCCAATGATTTAGGAAATGTTATTGAGTTAAATGATATCAATGATTCTCTCGGTTTAAATATGTTAGCCAATACAAATATTGGTTCTAACAACAATAATAACAACAACAATAATCGTATGGCTGAGATTGAAATAAATACATTTGAACCGATGCAACCGGTATCGTTAAATTTCAATGATGGTCCTGATGTGAAGCCATTAAATTTTGAGATTAAGAAAGAAGATAATAATATATTTTCTAACAATCAATCATCTTCTGCTCCATCACTTTCATTTGATGCTCCTCCCCAGTCAATGAGAGCACCTAGTGAGAATGAGAAGAAGGAGAAGATTGAGATTCTTAATAAGTTACAGCGTTTAGAGGCAAAAGGATTCCCTGTAAGCCGTCGTTATACGATGGATAATTCTCTTGAAGAAATGAAAGATGAATTTGAAAGGTTGCTAGATGCTCGTAATTTAGAGGCGAGTTTACGTTTCCAAAGACAAGCCTTAATGGGTATTGTAACTGGTTTAGAGTGGGCGAATGGAAAGTTTGATCCGTTTGATCTCAAGTTAGATGGATGGTCTGAGTCAGTGCATGAGAACGTCGAAGATTTTGATGAAATCTTTGAAGAACTTTATGATAAATACAAGGACAAGGGGAAGTTACCTCCTGAGGGTAGATTAATATTTGCTCTCGCTGGTTCAGGATTTATGTGCCACGTCAGCAACACCTTTATGAAATCACGTATGCCAAATGTGGATGATGTTTTACGTAATAACCCTGATCTTGCACGTCAGGTAGCAGGTGCTGCAGCAGCACAAGCGGGTCCTGGCTTTGGAAACTTTATGAATATGGCGATGGGTCAACAACAACAACCATCTTCACCAACACAGAACCAAGCGTTTAATGTTGCTTCCTCCGCAATGCGTAACACACCTGCTACTGTTGCTTCCGTAGAACCTCCAAGTGAGCAGGTTAGACGTGAAATGAAGGGGCCCACTGGTGTTGATGATATTCTAAAGACATTTGAAGAGGCTCGTCGCAATGATTCTTTCACAGTCCCTGAAACGATTTCTTCTGTGAATCAACCTGCTTCCGCAGCCGCAATGGAACTTCAAAGTCTTCATTCGGAAGAAATAATGTCACAGGCTGAATCAACCCGCACTGGAAGAGGTGGTGGTCGTCGTAAGCGTCAAGCAGTAGGCAATTCGATTTCTATACCAGTTTAAAAAACTGTCTAAAGTTTTCCCATAATTTCTGAATACATTTCTGTAATTTGAGATGAAATATCCTGTGGTTCAGGTTCTTTCACCTTTTCATCAATCTTTGAAACCTTATTTAACTTTTCTGTTAAACGTTTATGGATTTCTGTTTCTTCAGGTGTTAAACCAGTATATACTGGAGCACCAGAAGCATCTTTATTAAAAGATGCATCAACCTTTTTATCTTTCACATTTGGTTTTAATAAATACATATCACTTTGGTCGTTTAATAAAAATCCTAAGAAAAGATTAATTAATAATGACATAAATAATGATGTTAAAGCATTACGTGTTCCCACAAAGAATATAACAAAAATTAAGATACGGCGAAACCAAGGCTGTTGAAAAAATTTGTCTTGCTCGGGAGTTAATCCTGTAGCTAAATGACGACCTCCTAAATTCAATAACATCATCATAGATCCAATAAAGTATGGATTAGAGTTTAATGAATTAATAGTGTTTTCAATAGGATTTGTTGATACTATTGAATTTGTAGAAGGAACAAAACTCATCTATTTTATACTTCTTTATAAAGTAAAAGTTGCATATCCATAAAATAAAAAAATATAGCAAATGCCATCATCATTCCCAGTCTATGACACCAATAGGATGCTGCTACTAATGTCCCTATTAGAAGAAGTCTCCATAAAGGGTAAAAATACAATACAACAAGTTTATGAGGGTAGTGTGTATCTAACTTCGCACCTTCAATTACATTCCATAAAAAGAAAAATGATGTAAATATAATTTTTGCTAATTTATCAAATTTATCAAATTTACCAATATTCATCTTTCCTATTCTAAAATAAGATTCTATGTATTTGGTGCTTGTGTTATTACTCTATCAGTTTGATACGCCACGGGATTTTCTCCAAGAACTTCTTCATCAAACCATCTTCTTTGTTTACGAGCAGTCATGAGTGAATTTTGTGTATTTTGATAACCTTCACCATTGTGACCGGGAGTAAAAGATACATATAAAAGAACAACTAACGCAAGTAATAACCCATGAATAGGGGATATATATATAGTTACTACTAATACTAAAATGAAAGCAATAATTCTATAGAATAGATTTGGTCCATAAACTTTAATACTATCAGGTATTTGCTGTCCATATATAATTGCGACGATTAAACCGATATATAATAAAGTATGAAACGAAAACTCTATTTTTTTATAGAAATCAAGTAAATGGTTTTGTGCTTTCGGAGCCATCTATTACTATAAAAGATTTCTATGTTTTTCTCAGGAGAAGACAATGGAGTATTGTCCTTATGAAAGTGCTTTTGATATACTTCCAAAAAAAGAAGAAAAAAGAAAGAAACGAGCAAAAATGGATATGAGCTTTTTGGATAAACCAATCACCGACGATTCTGATTATCCCCCGGTTGTAGGAAGTAAATCAGATCTTTTAAGTTTACAAAAGTTTTCTGAAGCATTTGTTGATGTTCCAAACAATATACCTGTTCCACCGGTAAATCAATTTCAACCATTACCAAAATACTTTACTGGTGAAACAGAAGATGAAGGGTTTACCGATGTAATCGGCACAAAAGAAGTAATAACACCACAAAATACTTTACCTACATTTGAAACAAGCGCTGATTTCAATAATGATGATGTAAATATTAATGATGGTTGGAAACCGGTCACCCGTTCTAACACTTATACTGCTTTTTATGATACTACTACGCCATCATTATCACAAATGAAAAAAGAAAGACAAAATAATAAAAAAGATACTAAAGATACTAAAGAATCATCAAAAATTATACCATTAAAAGAATTATCAGATACAACTGATAATTCTAATGAATTAGTAAAAAAGATTGATACATTATTTGAACGGTTGAATGCTTTAGAAAAAGAATGTAAAGGTGATATAAATCAAAATAATCAAAAAGAAATTTTAATGTTTGTAGGAACAGGCTTTGTATTTTTAATTGGATTACATTTATTACGCAGATAAATAAGATAAATTTCTTTTTGTTTTTGATTTATTATCTTTTTTAGAAGTTTTTCTACTACCTCCTTTTTTAAACTTATTTAATTCATTTAATTCTTGTTGAAGAACTTTTTTTCTAATAGAAGAACTACTTGTATTAATATCATCGGATGGTTTTTCACCTAAATCTAATAATTCATGATTTACTTTAAAACTTTTTCCTGTAGGTTTTTCACGAATTATAGGTTTTTCACGAATTATTATTGGTTCTTTATGATGATGGGGTTCTTTATGATGATGGGGTTCTTTATGATGATGGGGTTCTTTAATATGTTGAGGAATTTTAGCAATAGGTAACTGTTTAGAATAATTATTTAACAATAATAATTCACGCCCAGCAAGATCTTTTTTTAACATAGATGTTTTATCAGTTATATTTATTGTTTCTGTATCACTTTGTAAATTCCCTTTGTTATTAAAAAATATATTAAGCAATGTTTTTGTTGATTCCAAAGACATTCTTTAATAAATAGATATATTAATTTATATTTATTTCATTCCCTTTGATCTTATACGCTCTGCTGCTGCTAATTGTTCTGATAATGCTGCTACGCTTCCTTGTAACAGCTTAATATAATCTGCCGCATTTTGTTTATAAGTAGGTTCTAAATTCTCAAATTCATTTTCTAAATCTTCCAATTCTCCTTGTGTTTTTTCTAAACTAGATTTCAATCTAGTAATTTCATCTTTCAAAGAACCAATAAATTTTCCTCTTGGTGAATTAATTGTTTCTTGGAATCTAGAAAAGATTTGTATTGATTTTTCTATTTCTTGGGGTTCTTTTCCATATACTTTATAATATCTAAATCCGGAAGAAGGAGAATGTGTCATAAACTGCGTAACTAAAAATCTAGAACGAGCATCCACTTCAAAAGGTATTTTATATTGATAAGGAACCTTAGGACCAGTATATTCAGTATTATCAATTTCAATTGGACAATTCATAACAAAATCACCGTTCCCTAAAATCTGACCATTAATACCTACAGATCTACATAAATTCGCAGCATTCTGAATATTTACTTTAGAGAAAGCACCAGTTGCACCTAGGCCCATAGCCATACCGAGTGCTTCAGCTGGCATACGTGTTCCATCAGGTAAAATTTTAGAACCATCGGGCATAATTTGTGTTCCATCAGAAATTGTACATATTCCATCTTCCGATATACGAACACAATCTTCTCCATTGGGTCCTGAACCTGGTCCCCCAGTTCCGTCGGGAGTTACAGAATTTTCATCTGATCCATTTGATCCATCTGATCCATCAGGTCCTAGAGGATTTCCATCTGATCCATCAGGTCCTAGAGGATTTCCATCGGGTCCTAGAAGATTTCCAAATTCATCACTACCATCATTACCCATATTACCTTGACCCAAAGGACCTCCAGGCATAGTTCCTAAAGTTAATTGTCTAGGGTTACTACTTTGATCTCTTCTCCTTCTTTCTTCATCCTCTCTACGTTTTCTTTGCTTTTGTTCTTGTTGTTGCTGTTTTCGTTGTCTTTGTTGTTGTTGCTGTTTTTGTTGTTGTTGCTGTTTTTGTTGTTGTTGCTGTCTTTGTTGTTGTTGCTGTCTTTGTTGTTGTTGCTGTCTTTGTTGTTGCTGTTGTGGTCTTTGTTGCTGTTGTTGGGGTCTTTGTTGCTGTTGCTGAGGTCTTTGTTGTTGCTGTGGTCTTTGTTGCTGTTGCTGTGGTCTTTGTTGCTGTGGTCTTTGTCGTCGTGAACGAGCACCTCCTTTTAAAATTCGTTTTCTTGTTTTTGTAATCTTTCTTTTTTTATATTTTTGAGTTTTTCTCATTCCTATATTGTATTTACATTTTTTGTTGTATCCATTTATTAAATGCCTCTTGTTTCATTTTATCCGTAACTCTTCCATTCCATTCATTTGGTTTATTTATTTGAACAGTCCCTGCTTTAGTAATACCTCTAGTATTTGTATGTATCTCACATGTAATCATACCTTGATCACCCACTCCTGCAGAAAGGCAATTAATATTTGTATTTTTATAATGTAAATTATTACTTTTATATAAATCCATTTTACTCATTTTTCTTGTTAAATTAAATTTATATAATTTTTTTAAAGCATCACGAATAAAATTACATTCGTTATTTGTTAATAATGATACATCATTAAAACATTTAAAAGTAACTAAATAATATAAAAAATCCGCTACATAATTACCATTTATATTGTTTTCTTTTTGAAGCATTTCTTTAATTCTTAAATCATCTACAAGTTTTCTTTCATGCTTTGTAAATTGATTACCTTTCCACCCTTTATATATTGAACTATTAAAATCACTTGGAACACGAACTCTATATGTTTCTCCATTTATATCAACAACAACTATCGGAACATCATTATCACTAACTTCAAGGATAGCAATATGTTTAGATAATTCAAATGTAGGATTCGTATTATAAATATCTACATCAATATCCCCATTTGAAATAAGATAAAAATCATTCTCACCAAATTTACTACCACTATCATTATTTTTATATCCCATTGAAAGAATATTAAATTCATTTATTTCTTCGATATTTGTTGGATTTAATTCATTTTTTCTATTTTCTGGTTTAAAAAATTCTTTTTCTCCTTTACTTGTAAAAAATATTCCTTCTTTTGTTCCTATTTTTTTTGGATAAATAATTTTATAAGGTTCATTTATAATATAAAATGAATCATAATTAATATTTTTCATATTTAAATAATAACTCTTAAGAAGATCATTTTTTTGTATAGCTCCTCCAGATGGATTTGGATTTGTTACTCCTTCATTCGAATCAACAATTTCTGGTCTTACTTCACCAGTATTCTCCTTATAAAAAGGTTTTAACGAAACGACAAATATATTATTTTGTAAATTACCATCATCATACATATATTTAGAATCTTTTAAAAAAGCTATTTGTTTAAAAAAAGTATAAGGATTTCCATCTACAGGTGGTAAAACAATAATTTCTCTTGTATTTTTTGGAATAAATTTTATTTCTGTTTTAGCATCTTTAATATTATCACTAAGTGTATCAGGTATAAGAATATTTCCTGATAATTTATAATGATATATTTTTTTTCTAAATTTAACATCTTTTTCGTTTATTTCGTTTTCATTTTTTGTTATATCCGCTTGTATTTCACTTATATCAGTAGGAATTTTTTGATTATACAATGCTAAGGCTTGGGGTTCTAATTCATAATGATTTACATAACGGATACTAATATCCATATCATTTGCTGATACTTCTTGTAATGGCGCGGATGGTTTTGATCCTTTTAATGGCTCTGTTAGCTCAGTTGGATCACCAGGTCCTCCTCCAACAACTTTCACAATTGGTGAATCTATACCTCCACTTAATACACTTTGTGTTTCATTATATCCTGGAGGTGCTCCACCTCCTTCTATCGAACCTTCTTCTACCGAACCTCCTCCCATAACTTTCATTATTGATTCCGTTCCTCCTGATAACATTGAATCATTCGGATTGTAATTTGTAGGAGGCGCATCCATCTGTTGTAGGTTTAAACAAATATTTAGAAAAAATACATACAATGGAAGAAGTTATGGATATTCAACATCGTGTTACACCCGATCCTCAAACACGTAAACGCAAGATAATTTGTAAACAAGAATTAATTATTCAGAGTTTACAAATTTTTTATTCCAATCGTAGTGATTTGGTAGAACTATTAAAAATCATTGAAGGGGAATCTTTAATGAGTCTCCGTTTAATTGATTGGTTTGTTACAAATTACGCTAAATTCCATAATATATCATATATTCATAAAGGACAAGAATTTTTTGTATATATTGATTATAAAAATCAATTAAAAGCATATAGTAAAAAATTATTTGACCCATTTTGTCGCCGTGAAAGAATATTATTTCAAATTGGTTCTATTCCAGCATTTGTAACAACGGTTGGAAAATTAAATTTCTTTCGGTGGGCAATTGAGAAAGGTGTTTTAGATTATATTCAATTGAATTTATCAAATATTGAAAAAGAGATGAATCAATCTGCAAAAGATTTACAAAAAATCCGTAAGCAAGAATTAAAACAAACAAAAGAATCAAAGTCAAAAAGAATTACTCGTCGCAAAGCACTAATGGGAGAAAATGTATCTTCTAAACAAATGCAGAAATATAATAGTCCTATTGAAATTACTTTTGATTAATATTTTATGCTTTAATAGTAATAATCACAAGTCCTTGAACTCCAGGAGCACCATAATTTATTCCATTATATAAGTAACCATTTGATGAAAATGTAGGATCGCCTTTTGTAATAATACCTTGTAGAGAACCTGCTCCATTGTATGCGATTACAGGATATACAGGACGTTGATAGTTTTTCATGCCATCTCTGTCTTTTGAAAGAGGATAATTCATTGCAAAAGAAACGGAAGATTTATTCGCAGGATTACCAACTTCAATACTCATTGCAAAATTTTTTGGAATATCATAGTATGTTTCTGTTGAGATACCACCAGAAGCATTACTACCTCCTCCTCCTACAACTATTACAGTAATATCTACTGTATCGGGTGATGAATCTGGTAAAATATTAGATAATTTCGTAATATTTGTAGAAGATGTATAACTATTTGTAATATTAATACTTTGTGCTGGAACAATTGTATATGTATTTGGTGAGGGATTTGTAGTAGCATCTGGAATATAATTATCATTATTACAAATAAATCTTCCTGACCATACGCCACCAATTCTTAAATTACTTTCATTGAATAATGCGATAAATATTCTATCTGTTGTATTGTTTAATACAATTTTAGAACCTGGTGTTAGGATAGGAGATGTTTCGTCTAATTTATTTTTACTGAAATTAAATCTTACAGTTCCTGGAATAGAAGTTGAATTTAATATTATATTTAAACTCCCATCAAACCAAAATTGATTATAAGTATTTAAATCAGGAAATAAAGAAATTGGTTCAAGTTTGTAACCACCTCTTATACTTATATCAAATGGTGAATTTAAATAATATCTTTCAATTAATCTTCCTATAGGTTTATTTGTAGTATCAAATAATTGACATTTCATAGAAAAGTATCCATTTAATAAAAATGGATTATAAAGAGAAAATACAATAGGTGTTGTGTATAAATTAGAATTTGTTAGATCAAGAAGAGTTGTATTTTCAGAATCAGAAATAATATTTGAAATAATATAACGAATTGTTGTATTCGGAACATTATTAATAAGTTGTATATTTACAGTTTTATCAAACACACATACTGGAACATCTGATTCTCCTGTATTTGAAATCATTAAATCACCAACATTTTTTGTTAGCCCCGTTTCTATAATACGTATACCTGTCAATAGAGTATCAAATTTATTATCCAAGTAAGCAAAAGTTTGAGAAAATGTTGTTGCTGATATTGAGTTTCTTCCCATATTGTATGTATTTTCATTTCTTATGGATGCTTTATTTCTTAAATATTTCAATTTAAGTTTATGTAAATGATATTCCCATAGTAATGTTGTAGAACCTATTGCTTTATTGATTGGTATAGGATTCGACCAATCATTTGTATTTGTAGGATTTACATACAATGAACCAATTGGATTCCAATCAAACATATTTATCATTGGTGAAAATGTTCGTGGCCACCAAGGAGTTTGACTTACAGTGGCACCAGAATTTGCATATCCTACTGCACCACCATGAATATCATATCTATATTGATCTTCAGGACGACCAGCCGAGCCACCAGCACCACCATTAATAATCCATGCTTGTGCAATAATTGTATTATTTGTATTTGCATAGGAAGCAGAACTATTTGCATTTTCCCATGTAATCATTCTTTTACCAGCACTTCTTATATAGTTATTTGCTCTAAATATGAAAAATGCTAACAAAGCATCGGCAGAGTTTTTAGGAACTTCAGGATGTAAAGTAAAAAAAGAGGGATCTTGATTTGTTGATAAATTATTAAATCCACTAGCTTCATCGGTTCCTATATAAACAAATGGCGTATCTGGGAATGTTGTAAACAATTGATCTATTACTTTTGTAAAAGCAATATATGTAGTTTCTCTTCCATGATCAACTACACTTATTGTTCCAATAATTTCAGGCACCTTTAATTGTAAATAAGTGCTATGTCCCAAATATTCAATTTCAGGAACAACACTTACACCACGTGATTCACAATATAAATTAAAAGCATCCCATTTATCTTTTCTACTATACCAATATTTATCTGTAGTAGGATCTAATAAATTTTGTAAACTATAAGAAGTTCCATTATACGTAAAATCTGTTATAGCAGGATCTAAATAGAATCTCCAACCTTGATCATCTGTTCCATGAATATGTAAACATCTTATTTTATAAAATCTACATAAGTCAACAAGTTCACACATATAATCATATTCTAAAGGATCTCTTCCAGGATCAATTAATACACTTGTATATTCAGCAACAGAACTATCATTTATAGAACATTTTGTTAGCCTTGCCTCACCTGGAGCATTTGTTCTTAGTTGTTGAAGAATTGTAGCAGTTCCATGTGCTATACCAGCAATAGTTGCTCCTTTCACTATAATTTGAGGAGAAGTATCTTGAATAAGAATAGAATATTTATAAAATTCATTAGAACCATTTTGTAGAGTAGAATCATTTTTATCAAGAATTAATTGAATAGTTGTTTCTGGTGTAGAACTATTTGTAGCAATAATACCACATATTTTTGTTAATTCTTTCGTTAATACATTGATATGTTCAGTTAAATATGTATTTTCATTTGTAGAAGGAGTTCCAACCACATTTGATATGATTTTTGTATTATTTTGACTTAATGTAATAAAACTATTTACATTTATTAATTGTTTTACTCTAGGAATTATAGATATAGTATTTGTGTCAAATGTATCATTTGAAGAGACATTTGTTGTTGCTGGATCTGATAATCCATAATTTTGATAATGTGCGTTCCAACGACTTGGTGATACATGGACAAAGTTTAACATAACACAACCATCACCTCTACTAGAACCTATATCTGGAGGTGGTGCTGTAAATAGTGATGGTAGGATTGATTTATAAGGCACAGCAATTTGAATATCTGTTACAGGTATTCCAGGTTTCATTATTACATTTGTGCACAATCCATTTGCATAGGATGAACCTGCTCCAGCACCAAAAGACATTGTATTATCCAATGTGCTATCTGGAGAACCTGTTGATCCACCATAATAACCACCACCACCACCTGAAGAGATAGATAATAAATATGAATCTCCAGATCCAGTTACAATAACACCTGATTTACCATCGTGAGGAGTATATGATATTGTTTGACCAACTGTTTGACCTGGACTAAACATAGCCCCAGAACCACCACCCCCTGCTATTCCAATAGGGATATTATTCATATATATGGCGGATTTTCCTCCACCATAACCACCATAAGGTGTGCCACCTTGAACATATGGAGCACCACCACCACCATAATTTCCATTTCTATCTCCCACAACAATTTTTAATTCTGAATTGGGATAAACAGGAAATACAACACGGACGAATCCACCCGCACCACCATATCGTGTTTGAGCATAATACATATTTTTTATATTTTCATCTCGTGTTTTATAATAATTAAAGTCAGCAGAGTAACCAAAATAATATTCTCCTCCACCAGAACCCCATATATAAGCAATACAGAATGTATGAGCATTTGGTGAATTAATTATGTAATTTCCTTCTCTAAAAGTTCTCCAAGCATTTTGAGGATATTCATATTTAGGATGATTATACAATAATGGTGAATTTACAAAACCATAACGCGTTGAACCATTTGACCATAATCTTTGTTCTGGAGGTAGAGTAGCATTTCTATTATAAATATCTTCTAATTCTCTTGATACTTTTGCTCCATCCTGTATTGCTCTATATGTATTAATATATCCTTGAATTGCATATGGTGAAAACCATCCTAATTCATTAGGACCATATTCACTTTTATTAAATGTTATTATAGAACCATTGGTCTGATATGGCATAAACCATAAACGAAAATAACTTGCGTCATCCATATCAATACCAAATGCTGTAGGATATGCTTCAAAATCAAAAGGAAATAAATAACTTAATGGATTCGCATAATTTGCACCATAATTATCAACTAGACCAGGATTTACTGTTTTATTTGTTAATTGAATAATCTGATCATTATGATCAGTATATATGGTATGATGGCATAATTCGTGTAGCCAAGATCCAAGAATTCTAGAATACGATTCACAAACGGTGGTCGCGTTATCAACTTGATTATATGTTAAGTCAATGACAGATGTATCATCAAATACATCTTGTAGTTCATAAATACTTTTTGCGTGCCAGATTAAATTAGCACCATTCATACCACCAAAACCAGTTGAAGCATCACCAAGCCAACCTCCATAAATACCTGTTGCGTGATCTAAATGTGATGTTAAACTATAACCAATAACAAATGTATTATTATTTGGTTTAATAGATGGTAAAAGACCAGTATCAAAGAGACCAACTATTCCATGTTGTGGTGTTGGTTTTGTTGGGTCAGAACCAGTTAAAAAAAATGATTTTGTATATGCTGGATTTTTTGCTTTAAAGTAATGAACAACAGGCTCATGATTTGCATCCATTTCAAGATTAAATGTTGTAAAAGGTAAACCAAATAACCCTTCTTGTTTATACCTTGCTGCTCTATATGCTTCAGCAAAGAATGTTTGTAGAAGTAAAGCATCCGTTTTTACTCTGTTAATATTATCTTCTAATGTATTATCTGTTCTTGATGGAGGAGCATCACATGTCCCAGTTCCATCATATGCATCATATAATACTAACTTTAAAATTTGTTGAGAACCACTAAGATTCGGAAGATCATAATATAAAGTAATTGTCTTTGTTTTTCCATCTGTATCAGTTAATGTAATATCATTTTGACCAACTGATAATTTTACAAAGACTTTGAAAGTAGTATTTTTATATCTCCATAATGTTGGTAAAACACTATTATTTAAAGTGACTTGTAGACTTCCTTGATTATTAGACCATACACCATATAAGCGTATAAGTGGATAATTAACACTATCATAATTATAATAATTATAGAAATATGGTGGTGGCATTTCTAAATACAATAGTATTTTTTAGTTTATATAGGAATCGGTTCTTGTCTTCCTTGAAGTGTTGTAAAATCTGCTGTAAGTAAATTATTATAAACTATTTTTGTGGTAGGTATATATGAATTAATAATATCATTTAGTAAAATTAAGCCGGAATTAAATTCTGTAAATATATTTGTAAATGGTTGTGATGGGGGTGGTGGTTGTGTTGTTGGTGGTGGTTGTGTTGTTGGTGGTTGTGTTGTTGGTGGTGGTTGTGTTGTTGGTGGTGGTTGTGTTGTTGGTGGTGGTTGTGTTGTTGGTGGTTGTGTTGTTCGTGGTGGTTCAACTGGTGGTAGTATTCCTGGTGGTTGTATTGTTGTTGGTGGTTGTATTGTTGTTGGTGGTTGTATTGTTGTTGGTGGTTGTATTGTTGTTGGTGGTTGAACTGGTGGTTGAACTGGTGGTTGATTCGGAGATGGTGCCGGAGAAACATTCACATCAGTATATATTTTTGTATCATTTAGATTATAAATTTTGGTATCATTTTGTGATTGTATAATAGTAACTTTAGCATTTACTGTTAATCCTGGAATACTTACAATTGTATTTGTAATATTATTTGGATTTAAATTAAAATCATAACGTATATTATTTTTTACTACAAAATATTTTGAATTTGTTACATCATAATATACAGGTAAATTATTAGATGGTAAATCAGTAAAATTATCCAACAAATTTCTTCTTCTTAACATTGTATTAATTTCTATTGTAAGACTATCTTTAATTGGTTGGAAATTCAATGATCATATTTGTTTGATAATATTGTATATTACTATCAATTTCAAGAATCATATTTGTTTGATAATATTGTATATTACTATCAATTTCCAGAATCATATTTGTTTTATAATATTGTATATTAGTATCAATTTCAACAATCATATTTGTTTTATAATATTGTATTTCAATTAGAGTAATAATGATATTTGTTTTATAATATTGTATATTTCTCTTAGATTCTAATGATATTAATTCATTGAATTTTGTTTTATCGGAAACAACTTTTTTAGGAATATTTCTTTCTGTTCTTTCTTCAGGTCCCAAAAATTCTGGTTCTTTAGGAAAAGTATTTATTATTTCTTTTAATTTAATATTTTCAATACGTTCAAAATGTTTATTATTTTTATCAATATTTTTCTTATCTTCTTCATCTTGTAATTTTTGTCTTAGTAACAAAGCAGCAATTTGATCTTTCATTGTAACAGTTGGTTTTATAGTTTTTAACTTTGCAATAGAACCACATAGAGTAGGTGATTTAAATGTTTTAGGGTCAAATAAACCTTTTTTGACATTTAGAATAGAATATTTATTATCACCTTTTATTTGTGGTAAAACTGTATCATAACGCAAAAAGGTATCCATTAAATCGTCTGTTATTATTTCTTCAGGCACCCAACGATTTTCAAAGTGCCTCTTTAATTTTTTTTGAGATTCTTCATAGCCATGGTCTCCACCTTTATCTTCATACACTGCTGAGCGAAGTTCTCTAATAACATTTCTCGGATCTGTTACTGGATCATATCGGTCAAAGTATGGATTGTAAGCAAGATCAGGTCCTCCAGCAAGATATGGTTGTGACTGTCTATAATCTCTAGCATCATAACGACTATTTTGAGGAGACATATCTTGATAAGGAATATTTGCAATTTTGTATTCTGGTTTTTTATATCCTTTAGAAACATCAATTTGTTGTTCAATTGGTTGTCTTATTTTATTATATGATATGTCTCTATCAGTTTTAGCATCATTATAGGATATATCAAAACCATAAATATCTCTTGTTTTTTTTTCAACTGTTTTACTATAACCAATAGAACGATTTAAAGGAGTTTCATAGGTTCTCCCTTTTGCATATGTAAGTTTAGGAAAATTATATGTAAAGTCGGGAACATCTGTTTCAATATGTTTGTATGTATTTAAATTTACCATATCTTTTGTATTATGTTCAATACGATTTCTAAGTTGAAATTGTTTTGGAGGGATTCTTACTCCACCAGCATATTGAAATGTTGGATCCATCTAAAAGAAGATTTGTTATTATTATTAAGAAGATAAATGTTTTTAATCCCTTTTATATACAAAAAAAACAAAGGATTATATGATATTCATATATTTCATATATTTTTAAATAAAGGTAAAATATTTTTAAAAAATGATTTCATTGACGAATTTTTAAATGAAAATGAATTATATTATAATAAAAAAGTAATCCAAGATGATTATTGTTTTATAGAAATTGATACAGAAAAAACAAATATATCATCATTTTACACATATAACGAAAACTCAGATGTAGAATGTTGGAGAAGATTTGTTTGTATTGGTGAGAACGATAATTTACATATAGATTCTACAAATCCCGAATTTATTCAACCTGTTTTGAAAATTATTAAATCTTTTTCTTTAAAGAACCATTTTAAGACTTAACACATATATTATATATAATGAATAGGAACAAAACCGTAAGAAGAGCTCACGACCTTAGCGGTTCCACAACAATATTTCGTGACTATTCATTAAATGAAGGATTACAGAAACTCTTAACACAAGAGTCTGAAATCGCTTTCAAGAAACCTTGGCATAGGTTAGAAAGAGGACTTCGTTTAAATCGGCTTCGTTTATTCTGTGAAACGATGAAAAACACAAAGGGATTACAAGAAAAAGAAACAACTGCTTTATTACTTTTGTTAACAAAAGCTCTAGAAAAAAAAGTATTAAATTCAAAAAATGCGGTAATATATGATATAGAAACAGAAAAAATAACAGAAATTAAAAATTTAGTTATGCATCAAAATGCTGAAGGCGAATATAGTTTTCAGATTTTAGATAAACCTATAAGAAATAGCATAACGATGAGAAGAAAACCTGATACACCAAGACTACCTTTAAATAAAGATACTAATAATACATCGGTTTAAACTTATACTGATGTATATTTTCAGTAAAGTTGATAGAAAATATGTTAGGAAATTATACCAACATGTTTTCTATAGTGGCTAAAATTGCTAAAAAACAAGAAGAGTATTTGCCTTTACCATCACATGAAGATCTTCAAAAGAAATGGCGAGTTCAAATGAATACATCTATAGAACAATTGTCTGGAGAATCTAAAGATTCTCTAGAAAAAGTTCAAGATACATTATTTAACATAGTAGAACTATTTCAAAAACACGCATCATTTGATAGAAGTTATGAAGAAACAAAAGAAATTGTCAATGGTATCTTTATTGCGAATCAAGTAGAACAGAGAAGTGAAAAGTGGTATGAAGATATGCAACACATGATAACAGCAAGTGAGTTTTCTAAATTATTTGATTCAGAACGTTCAAGAGGTCAAATGGTTCTTTCAAAGATTACTCGACAAGAAAAAAAATCTTTTCCTACTGCTTGTCGAACAGAATATATGAATGCAATAGCATGGGGTGTTCGTTTTGAACCAGTAGTAAGAATGCATTTAGAAGAGTTATGGAATTGTAAAATTTATGAATCTGGTAGACTAAAACACAAAGAAAATAATCATTTAGGTGCAAGTCCTGATGGTATTATTATAGATTGCGATGATAAAAAACGGTATGGGAGACTAGTAGAAATTAAATGTCCATATACACGTGAAGTTGGTAAAAAGATTCCATTTGAATATTGGTGTCAGATGCAAATTCAAATGGAAGTGACTCATTTGAATGAATGTGAATATGTAGAAGTTGAAGTAAAATCGAAAGGTCCAAAAAAAATGGATATCGTGTTTGACGATAACGATATAATTAAATACGTATACTTATTTGAAAAAGATAGTGATTATAAATATGCTTATACACTTGAAGAAAAAAAAGAATTAATTCTTAAAGAATATGAATTTGTTGAAACAATTGAATATTGTATAAAACAATTATATAATATTCTTGTAAAAAGAGATTACGATTGGTATGAATCTACAAAGCCTTTACAAGAAAAATTTTGGTCTGATGTAAAGGATAGTTCTTTTGTTTTACCAGAATCAAAACGAAAAAAAGTAAAAGAATGCTTAATTATTGATGAATAATTTTATTATCTTCTTCTATGATAGATGGATTCCGGTGGTGCGTTTAGAAGACCTAAAATGCCTTCCTTTATTAGAAATAAATTACCCTCCTCTAGCATGGGTATGCCTAAAATACCTTCGTTTGATTTGTCTAAATTCTCAAAAATGTCTTCATCAGCAAATAACTCTAAAACAAATTCTAAAACCCCTTCCACAAAACCAACGATTGTTCAAATTATATTATTGATTCTTTTTAGTTTCTTTTTGGGAACATTAATGTTTTATTTACATAATAAAGAATCTAATAAAGATGCTATTAAAAATGGAATTCTGGTTGTTTGTATTATGATAGCTGCAATAGGAATAACAGGATTTTTACATTTGAATATAAATATATATGATTTATTGCTGGCATCAGAAATTAATATTTTATGTTTATTCTTATTTTTAAGTTATATTGGTGTAACAACATTTGGTTCTTGGGGTTCTTTTGTAGATATTGGAACTTATGCCAAAGATTTATTTAGTGTTATTAAAACTCCAACAAATTTATATTCTAAAGGTTATGATATAATAGTCCCAACGTTATTTATGTTAATACCATTTATAGTATTAATAACAAATTTTATTAAAATGAGTGGTGTTAATTTCTTAGGTGCGATTGTTGGGGCACTTTTAACAACAGTTATATCTGTAGTAGTTGTCTATTTCTTATGGCCTGAGAATTTGAGTAAACCACCGATTGATAAAGGATCCTCTAGCAGTGGTGGTGGTATTGTAAGTAGTGTTGCAAATACTCTTCAGAATTCTCTTGCAAATATTAGAAAACTATTCTAATGGTTCTACTTTGTAATAAGAGGATACAAACTCGGTGAAAGGCGCTGTGCAAGATTCAGGATCACCGTGTCTATAATTATTTGTCATTTGATTATAACTACCTGTTTTTTCAATTCGTGTTTGGAAATCACCATCATAACATCTTTTGGCATTTAACATGCCTAAACAATTTTTAGCTTCTAAAACATCTGTTAATAGCATATACGGCTTATCTGCATTAGAAATATCATACACATCATTCTTTAAAGGCTGATTCATAAAAGCTTCTTTAACTCTTAACGCAGGGCGTATAATAGGAAATGAATTCATACTCATTTTTTCAAATAAAAAGAGAGCGCATAAAAAAAATATTCCAAAAGCAACTAGCAAAATAAGCATTTCATTTTTTGCTCCTTTCATTTACCTATTCATAATTTAGAATAAATATATCCGGAAATATATAGATGAAAACTGTTCTACCATTAGTATATGAATATTTAGGAACCTTTTTATTAGTTTTTGTTGTAATGATTACAACAAACCCCTTTATAATTGGTATTTCATTTACTATTATTATGCTGTTAATTGGTAAATTTAATAGAGGAATGTCAAATCCTGCAATATCGTATTCAATGTATTTACAAAGTAAAATGTCATTCAATGAGTTTTTATCTATTATAGCAGTTCAGTTTATCGCTACTTTATCCTCTTATGGTGTATATACAATTGTCGCATAAAGATGTAAAAACTTATAATTTATAGAATGTATGCTTTGGCAACTTTAGCAAATAAAAATGCGCTTCATGATTTGAATGTATTTTTATTTACTTTACAACTTTGGAACGATTCTTCACCAAATTTATATATTTACTGTGATTCTTTTGTTGAAAGATATCTATTAGAACGTAAACCATACAAAGGTAAATTATTTATTAAAAATGCTCTAGATGCTTATACAAATTATAATAGAATTCAAATGGAAAGTATGAAAGGAAAAGAATTCAATACTTTGTTCGGTGACTTTGTATGTGAAAAAATGAATTTATTAAATTGGGTATTTACGGAAGGTGAAAAAGAGATTCTTTTTTGTGATGCTGATATTTGTTTTTTAGGAACTTTACCAAATATTACTACAGATAAAAAAATGATTTTGAGTAAGCATGAAATTAGAGAAAAAGATGAAATTCAATATGGGATTTACAATGCTGGATTTATTTATATGAATGATAAAACTATACCTGATGTATGGAAAGAGTATTCAAAGAAATCAAAGTTTTTTGAACAGATTTCTTTAGAAGATTTAACAGATATATATTCTTTTGATGTATTTCCAGTTCAAAATAATTATGGTTGGTGGAGACTTTTACAAGGAAAAGAATCAGAAGCAATTCTTAAAACAAAATGGTCTATCAAAAGAGAAACAAATTGTTCTGGAATTTCTGTAGAAGGAAAACCATTGTTATCCATTCATACACATTGGAAAACAAATGATAACGCAACAAAATATTTTAATACTTTTGTAAAAGGATATTTACAAAAATTATGTTCTGTTGAAAAAACAAATATTCTATTTAATTATCTAAAAAATTGATATCTTATTCTTCAAGAATCTCTTAAGAAAAGAAAAGAAATGGAACAATATATGAAAGGAATTCTTCATACGAAAGATTCTACTGATGATATTTCGAAATATTTTGAGGAAGAAGGAGTTGTTTCTAAAAAAAATTGTTGTGAATACTGTGGTTCCGAACAAGAAGAATTTGATTTAGAAGAAGAAGTTGTTTGCACCAAATGCGGAACATTGTTTGAACCAAACATTGATAGTTCTGCAGAATACAGATTCTTTGGAGCAGAAGATCGTTCTTCTACAGACCCTTGTCGTGTTGGAGCACCAACGGATTCTCGCTTTCCTCAATCTACTCTAGGAACAATTATTTTGAACAAAACAGTTGGTGGAAATAAATCCAATCGGATTGGAATGGCCAGAGTAAGACGTTTTCATACCTGGAATTTATTACCTTATAAAGAACGTTCTCTTCTACAAGTATTTGAACAATTATCTTTGACTGCTACAAACAATGGAATTGATGGAAGAACCATTGATATTGCGAAAAGTTTATATATTCGTCTTGTGGAGCATTGTGATAAAAGAGGGATGAGTAGAACAAGCGTGGTAGCAAGTTGTATTTATTCTGCTTTGAAAATGATTGGAATGCCACGAAAACCAAAAGAGATTTCTGAAATCTTTCATTTATCTTCTACACAATTTACCAAATCGTTTAAATATTTTCAAGAAGTGCTTTCTATGGCGAATCAGAGAGGTCTATTAAATGATGTTATAATTCCAGCAAATATGTCATCTACACGTGCTTCCGATTATGTCTCCCAACCATTATCTAGACTCCCTATTTCCCGCAACTACTTCTTAGTTCTCAAAGAAAATGCGATTCGTGTAGCAAATGAAGCAGAACGGTTAGAAATTTGTCCTGAAAATATGCCTCCATCTTTGGCAGCAGGAGTGATTGCTTTTGTTTTACAACACATTCAAAATGTATACCCCGATATTGGGATTGAACGTATTGCTTCTGTCTGTGATATTAGTGAAGGAACTCTTAATAAATGTTTGAAGAAGTTGGAAGCCAAATATGATGTATTAAAACTCGTAATGGTAGTTGAGAAAAAAGAAAGCTAATAAGAAGATGGGTTCCTCTATATCAACATCCATACCAAGTATTCCTTTAATGAAAATACCAGATCAAGGAACAATTCTTAGTAGAACACAAACAACAACTTATGTTATGAATTATATTCTTGAATTTATTTTAAAAAATGCTGATATTGCTGATATAGTTTCTCTTGCTTCGGATGAAGGATGTAAAAAATGGATTGTATCTGCTGAATCGAAGTTAAAAGTTCTTTTCAAACAACTTGATATATTAAAATCATCAGGATTAGATGTTTTAAAGAAAAAAGAAGATATACAAGGACCTATTTATTTTGCAAAGATTGACGATTTAAAATCAAAAACAGATTCATCTTTAAAATATGCTTATTGTAAGGTTCTTGCTTTTTATTACATTCGTCTGTTTCAAATTGTTGGAGCACTTGCTCTAAGTATTCAGGATTCTACATTACCTTTGAAGGATTATATAGGAACAGCAACAGGAACTAGTGGTTTATCACAACAACAAATAAAACCAACCTCTATAAATCCTTTAATTCCTGAAAAGAAAGGTTTTTTTAATAGATTCAAAGGTGGTGCAAATGAAAATTATGATTTTATGAATACTTATTTTAAAGATAGTAAATTTTATAAAATAAAAATTTATCGTAATCCTACAACAGGTGAAAAAACAGTTGAATATGATGAACCTTTAGCTGGTGTTGGTGTAAAAGTTGATAATAAAGAAGAAGGTTATACATTTGAAACAAAACGTGATATAAATATTAACTTTAGATTAAGAATTAAAGAAGGAAGAATTATTATTGATAAAATTAATAAAAATGCTAATGATTTATCCTATAAATTTACACGAACAATTGCGAAAGAAAAATATGGTGATAAAACAATTTTGCTTGTTGTTGATAAAGATAAACAAATCGATTTAGCAGATTTTATAGAAAATACTATTGCCTATATTAAATCAGCAGCAGATTCTACAATTGTTAAAATTTTAACTGATTTTAATTATTTATCACAGATAAATGAAGATACTTCTAAAATAAAAGGAACACATATAACACTTTCTAAAAAAGAAATGAAACAAGCAGAGCCTACATTTATATATGCTGTAGAAACAACAATTGATAATAAAAAAATAGATATTGATATTGAATTTGATTTAACTATTACGAGTGAGAAAGATTATTATGTATTATCAATAGATAAATTATTAACAAAATCAAAGAAATTTACTATACCAGATCCTCCTTTTAAAGATAATCAAAATAAATTTAATTTTAGGAAGGATTCTTCTGGTATATTATCATTTGATGAAACAAAAGAAAATAGTGAAGAAATTAAAAGAAACAAACAAGATATTCCTACATTTTTAGAAAGTAAATTTGAAAAACTTACAGATAAAATTGTAGAAAACATTGAATTAGGTATTGGTAAATTTAAAGAAGGATATCAACAACCTATTGTCGATAGTAAAGTAGATAATCCTTTAAAATATACTGAATTATGGTCTAAATTATCAAGTGATTCTCCAGTAAAATCATTTTGTGTTGCTCGTTCTTTACAATTATTAAATTTTTCAGGTTTAGGACAAAATATTCCTGATACTATTAAACCTCTAGTATACGATTCTAAATTTGAATTAGTTGAAAATAAATCTTTACCTATACCTGGCAAACCTATTACTACTGCTATGCCATTCAAAGCATTAGATAATTTATATAAAGATCCTACTGATATTTTACAACCTGTTGTTGGAAATAAAACTGTAGATTATTTACCAAGTAGTAATTCTACAAGAGCAACAAGTTTAAAAGATTTAATTCAATCATTTGATAAAAATGCTACGAGTTTAGATAGTTTAATAAAGGCTACAGAAGAAACTGGTTCTTTATTTATTCCTCTTGATAAAAAAGCAGACTCTGATAAAATAAGAGTATTAAGAGATAAAGCAAGATTATTATTTCAAAAACAATTTGATCATACAAAAGCGGTTTTGAGATTACTTAATAAAATATTTAATATAAATGGTCCTAATATTACATTAAATACAACTCTTGCTTCTCAAGGAATAAGAGGTTTAGAAGTAATAGCACGAGAAGCACGAGATTTATTATCTGGTTATTATGCTGGATGTCAAACAACCTACGCAGAAGGTATATCTGAGTTAAAAAGAAAACCTACAAATAATAAAACAATGAATAATACGAAAGGAGGTGGTAGACACAGTAATTTTACAAGAAAACGATTCATTTGATTATTTTGTAATATTATTCAAATACAAAGCAACAATCGATGGAGACCAGCGACCATACATTTTTGTTGTTTTCGGATTAAACCAATCAATATCATCTTTTTCTCGTTCATCAATACGTAATTTCTTCCATTCTTCAGGATGTTCCTTATACCAAATTAATTTTGATTTCGCTTTATCAAATTCAGTTTCATCAATAAATGCTTGAAAAATATGATACTGAAAATATGTATTCTCATCATATTGTTTCTCTTTTGATTGAAGAACTAAGCCAGTATGTGTGATATTTTTTAACCTCGTTATTTTAGATTCTTCTTCCACTTCTCTTTGAAGATTCTCTTTCATAATATTCATTAAGGATTGTCTTGGGTTTTTCAAACCATCTTTTCCTTCCATTTGACCTTTTGGTGGTTCCCATGATTTTGTTTTAGGACTTGCATCTGTAGTTTTCACAACAACAAATTTAGAAGGGTCAAAGGATTTTCCTTTTATATGGATGAAACAACACGCACGAATAAAGACTTTCCATCCTTGCTTCGGATGACTAACAAAAAAATATTTCTTTTCTCCGTAACCCATTTTTCTCGCATATTCTGAAACCTCTTCTCCTCTTTTTACGCCAGGAACAAAAACATTTATTATTCCATTATTAGTAGACATTATCTACTAATAATGAATTTTAAAACACTTGATTATCTTTTTTTTCTACAAGTTTTTGATCTTTTTGATTTATTACATCCACTTTTAAAAGAACGCAATTCTTTACATAACGATACAAATTTAGTTTTATTTAATAATTCTAATTCTCTTTCTAAAGAACATCTTATTCGGTATAAGTTATTCAAAGACTCTTGTCGTGAATTCCAACTACCAGTATCAAATTCTTTCCATAAAGAACGCCATTGTGTGAATGGTAAAATAGTCGGAAGAAGTGTAAAAAACTTTTTAAAATAAACTAATTTTTCTTCCGGTTTCATAAGATTATACATATTCTTTCGTAAAGGAGTGTTTATAGTTATATCATTCGTTATATCAACATCAAAAGGTTTAGAACCCAATGAAAGTTTTGAATATGGATGGGATTCTACGATAGAAAATAATAGTTCCCAGCCTTCAAAATGAACTTTAGAACATCCTTGATTTAATTTTTCTTCATATAATTTTTTTACGATAGAAAAAGGAGGGTCTTCATAATTACATAACCCTTGGCTTCTTAACTTTTCATTTACTTTATTATGAATTCTCCATAACCATTTTGTTAGCTCTTCTTTTGAATCAACTTTTGAGTCAATGGGATCATTCAAAATATACTCTGAATAACTTTTACGACAGTGTTTACAAGGTAAAACAAATGCAATGGTTGTAAAAAAATCTTTGTATTTGTTTTTTAACTTTTCATCATATGAAAAACTAATGGAATGGAGAAGTTTCCATCCTGATGGTCCCCAATAACGAGTATCCATTCTCTATTTATAGACCAGAACCAAACATACTC